GTAGTCTTGCTTGACCATATCGTTCTGATATGTATCTATACCCAGGAGGGCCGTCAATAGGTTTCTAAAATACTTCATTTTAGGTTTAATTTAATATAAACAATCCGTCAAATCTGCACATCCGTCGATGTTTTACAGCAGTTTTCCAATATTTTCTTTGGAAAATTCACGGAAATGTTGTAACTTTGGGGCAAAGATATAACATTTTCGGCAAACAACAATATATTTTTGGGAAAATTTTTCTCATTTTAATTTTATATACATATTTTAAAGTTTATGAATAATCGCGTACGACTCAACACCAAGCTTATAACTACACTGAGCGACGTGCTTTTCATAGCGACGCCTGAGTTGATAAAAACAGCCTCCATTCCCAGCTCGACATGGTATCGTATCCTGGCAGATACGGACCTGATAACCATTCAGCATCTGCTGGCCCTCTCCAACAGCCTTCATGTTCCGGTGCGTAGGTTCTTCTCTCGGGGCTCGGCCGATATCATCGGAAAGCGGGAATACTATATCGTCGAGAACTTCAAGACATGCTATTACGACGACATGGCACTGAGCCATATCATCGGCGACAGCAACGACTTGACGTGGAAGAAGGCAGCCGAAGCTACCGGCATCAGCTATTATAACCTGCGCAAGTCACTGACAGCCGAAAGACGGACGCCAGTCAACAGGTTCCTCCTGGCATGTGAGGCGCTCGGCATTGACCCGTTCCGGATTCTCATAGACCCGAACAAGGAAGGCAGGGGAAAGAAACCTGCCGAGCGATCCACAGGCGAAGTCAAGGAGCTGCGCAGTAAGATAGACAGTCTTACTACACGTGTCGACGAACTCACTGAGAAATACCAGAGGCTGCTCGATGCACATAACTTCCTGGTAAGACGTATCAACAACCAGCTTGGCGGAACGACGAGGAAAGCATCCGAGCCTGATGGCGAGGATTAACAAAAAAAAGGGCACCCCTCGCTTCACAGCGAAGAGTGCCCAACCCAAAAATTCTACAATACTATGCAACTGTCTGCATGTATGTCTTTAGCACATTGACTATGCAACCGGCGCGAGCTGTCAAAGACTGTTTGACAACTGGGATGTCTCCCCTGCGCGCGCACGTATTACATATAATATGTGTGGCTATATATTATCGCTTTTCAAACGGAGTAATCTTGATGTCGAACTTAGAACGGTTATAGAGGTCGGCGATAATACGCAGATAGCCGTCGCCGGACTTCATCTGTTTCATCGCCTTGCGGATATTACCACGACCAAGCATATAGTATGCGCCAGTGGCAATGAACTTGCCAGCGTGATTATCCTCTTCGAACATGATCAGCTGGAACTTCGACTTCAGGTTTCCATCGTTATCGTAGAAGCCTACAGTGACAGGAACGCAAAGCCCTATATCCGCCAAACGAATCTGATGGAAGAATCCGTTCTCGGTAATCAGGCGGAAATTCGCATCCTTCCAGTCCCATACAACCACGGTTCCTATGCCAGGAGCCTCGTAGATATAGATATCCTTGGCCTTCTGGTTAATCAGCGGATCAGCCTCACGATGTGACACCGTCCATTTACCTTGTGCGCCAGCAGCTATACACATAACTGTCATCAGCGCGATTACAAATAGTCTTTTCATTGTTCTAAAGTTTTAAGTTTTCTGTTCGGTTATCTTAAACGCCAAGCATAACAGTCGGCGCAATAATCTTATCCTCCTATACTGCAGCATCGCACTGGTCGTCACGACAAACAGAAATGAACTGACACATATCAGCACTCCACTCCAATACCCAAGAATGAATACCGTTATCGTTTTCGTAGACAGAACCTTTGACATCTGCAGTCACTTTCATACGCTGGCCCACTTCCTGTGATTTCGGGTCTTCGTCTAAACCGTAAACATTGTCATCAAACTCGATGGACTTGATTTCCACCTCGGTAGTCTTACAAGTTTCCATCAACTCTACCTTAATTAGCTGTCTAACCACGTTCAATGGTAGTGAATCATAAAATGTTACCATAATCTCGTCCTCCTATAGTTATTCAAAATAATCATAAAGCATGGCTAAGCGTCCGTCGCTCAGGATCTCCTTGTCGAAAACAAAGATGTACTTATCCCTGTCAGGTTCTCCATCCACCGGCACTTCAAACCAGTCAACGGGCTCAAACTCTCCGTTTCCTTTATCTCTGAACAACACCTCGTCCTTGGCCTTGTATTTCCAAAGAAAGTCAAATTGCTCACTCGTCACGTGCCTCTGAAAATCAGTATCTTCGTCGCAGAACGTGTAGTTCATGGACATGCCGGAAAAGTTAAGTTCTGTATGTACAAACGTCTTTCCTACAGGCTCATCCATGAGATTGTCGTAAGCCTGCTGGAACACATCCATGATGCTATCTTCTGCGTTAAACTCGAAGTCGTTGTTCGCGACTGCAGCCTGTATAACCGCCAAATAATAATTCTGTTTCATAACCCAAAATCTTTAATTAACACTGTTCAGTCGGCAACTGTTTGTCGCCAACTGGAAAATAAAAACACATCAAAGCGTCTTAATAAGCCTGTCTCCAATAACAGATTCAATGCTCGCAATAGTGTTTAGAGTAAAGTTATGCCGACCTGTAAGCCACTTGGATATCTCCGAGTCGCGTTTTCCAAGTCGACGCGCAAGTTCATGCCGCGTCATGTTCTTAGACTTGAGCAGCATATCAAGCCTCGCTGCCACATTATACGATAACTCAAACGAAGCCTTCTGGTCTTCAGGTATCGCATCGAGGCACTGCTGAAAAAGTTCGTTGGTCATCATATTCTAAAGAATTAAATCGTGAATGTTGCACTTTCAATACCAGTAATCATATTCTAAAGAATTAAATCGTGAATGTTGCACTTTCAATACCAGTAATCATATTCCTTTCGATGGTTACACGACCTGAGCGTTGAGCTTCCTTTAAGGCCTTCTCAAACAACTGGAGGTCTATGACATATCCCATAAGCTCGGGAATCTCTTCGTATGTACGTTTGTTTTTTATGCCACCATTCCCAAGAATCAGAATCTGTTCTGACATACGCAGGCAATATAAGCGAAGGCGCTGAGAGTCAATAGCCAAACCAGCGACGCTATCACTCTGTTTTCCTTCACGTCGGAAGAATCGCTCCAATACGCCGTCTGCCATACACTTGCTTATAGCCTGCAAGATTATATTAAACGCCTTATTATAACGAGCATTGTCCTTGAATTTATTCAAGAACTTTTCAAATTCGCTTTCGTCGCTTCCATCAAAACAGATTGAGTAAATGCAGACGTTATCGTTTCCGGATATTGTTTTTAATTTTGCTTCTTTCATAAGGCATTGTAACTTTTTTACGTTGCAAAGATAGGACTTATTCTCCATATATCTTCACTTTTAAGTGAATATTTAGAATTTCTTAACGCATCTCCAGCCGCTATGCCACTTTGCGATAGCGGCTGTCATGATAGTAAGGGGTGTGATAGTTGGTACGATACACACCTCTGCGTCTGCTCTTCGGGACGATTGCCTTGCTCATGCAATCCATCAGCTCCCGCATGTCATCATCCATGTAGTCAGTAGTTGCCATAATGATTCGTATTAAATTCAGTCCATAATAGCGAAGTGGTGATGGTCACCATCCGCATCCTCGTATTTGAAGTTCAGGGTATCATTGTTTTTAGTGATTACCTTCTACTAAGATTACCTCGTGTGGCTGACCGATAAAGTTCAGCCACTCACTCTCTCTTGCGACTTTTATCCTGTCCATTTTCAGGCACAGCGATTTGTCGTCTGTCCATCTTGTTGGTCTGGTCCTGAGCAGATACTCCGTTCGCTGCAACAGCTCGTTAAATCTTTTGATTGTATATGCCATAGTCTAACTATTTAAAACCGTTCTTAGTCTGTTCAAAGCATCACCACGTGTCTTACCCCAGCATGCAGGGTTCACGTCTCCATCATCGTTAATCCACTCGGCAGCAAGCCACCAGTAGCAGATATCCTGTCCTAACTTCTTCACCGCAGCTCTTGCCTGGTGCATATCGTCGAAGATGTCGATAATGTCCTGCGTGCCTGGATGACACACGGCAACAGATATATCGACCTTCCTTCCTTTGAGTAATTCCGTCATAGCCGTAATGGTTTTAGTTACGCTACTTTTTTAAGTTTCTCTTCTCTTAGTTGGCTGAGCTCTGTCAGCACCTCGTTCAGTAGTTTGGCGGCAGCAGCGTTCTCGGCTTTCATGTCGTCGATAATGCGGCCACACATCCGCTTCATACGTTCGTTGCGGTAGTGTATCTCGCGCTCCAGTCCGTCGGCCTTTCGCTGCATCACCTCGATCTTGTTGTCGAGCGTCGCAGGCTTATACACATGCACACCGTAGCGGGCCTTCTCGTACTTATACTTGGGTGCTTCGCGCCACACCTGATAACCAGTACCGGTCTCCGTATCAGTGTAGAACGCCTGACAGGATAGATACTGGCGGTCGTCCTTAAAGCAGTCGTACCACGAACGATACGAGTCGGGATCCTCTCGGTGGATAGTCTTTACGATTTCCTCAAAGCGTTTGAACTCCGAGCGGAACCGTTCCTGCTTCACATACTTGTCCTCAAAGTCGTCCATGCCGATATAGCGGCTCTGACTACCATACTTCTTCACCTGCTCCAGAAACGCTACAATCTTCGCAGTCGTCTCAGGATTGCTATATTTTACTTTTGCCATAGTCGTCAATTCTCAAGTTTGTGATATTTCTCGTCTATTCTACGAAAGCGCTCCATCGTTGCTTTTTCATCAACGTATGGATCCCAGTTGAGTCTACAGAACTCGCAAGCAGCTTCGTGTAGGTCTATAATACCTGCCACGTAATCCCAGTAGTTACTCTCGTCAGCAGTCGGAATATTAAAAGCCCCTGTTTCTGTAAACATCGGAGCATCTACCCACGGACTGCCTGCAGCACGCAATTTGTTATCACGCTCAATATGTTGCTGCAAAAGTACTTTTGCTTCTTGGTCATTCATAGCCGTAATAGTTTTAGTTTTGACATTTTCTCATGTATTTCTCGGGCACCGGCACCCAGTGGTTGGGAACAGTACCGTGTGAAGTCTCTATCATTTCAGGCTTATCAAGCCACACACCATAGACATCACTCTTCTCGTTATACGGAAGAGTCTCAATCCTGCCAGCGCCGTAGTGCTCCACTATAACGCGCTGCCCTATCTCAAAATGAAAGTTTGCCATATCCAATATTTTAGAATAGTCTGGTATTAAGACACGTATACTCTCGGAAAAGTTCTGCAAGCTGGTCACAGTAGACTCCCTTATACTCACGCAGCACCTTAGGCTCTGCGGCTGTAGATATCTGCTGTTTAACCTTCTTTTCAGCCTCGAAAGGGTTCATACCGCGCCCTATGTATTTCGCAAGCGCAGTATAGGGGTTGGGGGCGTTTCTCACATAGAGGAACTGCATGTTGTAGGTATCGTCACCACGCAGGGTGATACGCACCATGTTTGTCTGCGTGGCGTTCCTGCCAATGCGGAAGCGCACGCCTTTCTCAATGGCCACCAGTTGTCTGGCACCTGTCATGGCAACGAACTGGTTACCACCAAGCTGCTGCATAATCGTCTTTGCTATCTCCTGATTTTGTGTCATAGCCGCAAGAATTAATGTTCAACATGTCCGTCTTCAAGGAACGTGGTGATAATCTTCACTATCACATAGCTGCCCCCACCGTCGTAGGCGCGTCGTGCCTCGAACCATTTAGGCTCGTCGCGTTTCACCTCCCAGTTCTCCTCCTCCACGATCGGCATCATGTCCTCTCTCTTCACAGCCTGAAGCTTGTTCAGGGCATTATCCTCGTGGCTGTAGACATTATAGTCCTCCCAGCGTGTCTCGTAGCCTTGCACACACTTCTGGTGGACGATATACAGTTTCTTTTCCATCACTCTTAATCGTTAATAATCACTTGCAATCCGTTTTTCTCTGCCTTCATATAGAACTCCCGACGAGTCGCCTCAGTCGGGAGCCATACCAGCATGCGTTGCTCACGGCCATCCATGGCACGGAGCGTTACACCAATCACATCCATTAGCACTTCTTGAGCAATGCCAGGATAACCAAAATAGCCAGAATCCAATTCTCTACCATAAGCGTACTTAGTTTTGAGTTCTACATTTCTTCTCTATCTCTCTTATCTCAGCCTTGTTGGCCCAGCGTGCCAGTGTACGCTGTCCATTCAAGGCTTTCGACTCACGTATATAGCCGAGTTTGAGCAGTCGGTCGTACTCCGCTACCACAAACTCGCAGAGTGGCTTTCTCATGTGAGGAGAGCCACAGTCAATCTCATCCAGGTCTATACGACGGTTCTGGATCGCAATGCAGTTACAGACAGCATGCTCCACGCAGCCTTTGTCCTTATAGAGGTCTCTGCGCTTGGTTGTCAGATAATGCTGCATCGTCGTTGCGATACCCATGGGATAGTAATCCAGATACAGCTGGTACTCGTCGGCCTCGGAGGTCGTCACGATCACGTCGCCGTAGTTGTCGGTCCAGCGGTAGCCGCAGGACTTCATCGAGCGGAAGAGCTTCTCCAGGCGCTCGACATCTTCTACGTTTACCGAACCGCTGATATCATGTGGATGACAGTAGAGATACTGCGCATCCTTCGTCAGCTGTGGACATGAACCGGGACCGTAGTTCTCACTGCGCAGCTTCCAGCCATCCTTCTTCAGAAGTTCCACCACCTCGTCATCGAAAGCCTGGACGGCCTTCTCTCCTGCCTCACGGGCCTCCCTTGAACGGTCGTTAAGCGAAATGGTGTACGCCTTGTTCTCGATACGGAAATGAACGTCCGCCAGTTTCTGACGTCCGTACGCCTCATAGTGTCTTACCTGAGGACTTAAATCAATGGAAATCGTCTGCATAGTTGTAGAAATTAAATGGGTTTTACTTTTCACTGTTGCCGTCGAAGAGCTTCTTGGCACGGGCCAGAAGCTTATCACGGTTATGATTGGAGAGCTCGGCATAGAAATGCTCCACCTTGCCGAAGCGTCCGTACTCATCATAGATACCACACCACTTTTTCCAGAAGTGGTTGTAGTCGTCGTCATGGAAGACGATCCTGCACTCTTCCTCGCACCAGCGGTTCCACATGTAGAAGAACAGCGAGGTAGCGTCATTCTGCTTATTCTCACGGAAGGGGCTGCACTCAAGCATCTGACCCTTGAGCCAGGCGGCCACATTCTGCAGGGCTACCTCAGGAAGGGTATCCGCATCGGTCTCGACCAACGCAGCATCCCTGGCGATAGGCTCGTAAAGGAATACCAGTCTTGGAGTCCTGTTGGTGTCGTAGGACATACAGAACACGTCACCTGCCTCGGACTTGCCGTCGGCCATAGCGACGGGACAGGGCTTGAGTCCATCGCATACAGGATGCCCGTCGCCACCGAAGTGATACAGGTCGATACTGATGCAGTGGTTACCGCTCATACTCTGATGCACCCAGAGGGGCTGCTTGAACATCTCCTCGTTAATATAGGCACGATGGATATCAGCCATCATCTGAGTGATGCGCTCGATAACCAGTTGTTTCTTTGTTACCATAATCGTAATTGTTTTTAAGTTAATACAAAGACCAGACACCCCCTGCCGTTTGTTTAGCAGAGGGTATCCGTTGTGTGATAATAAAATTCTAAAGAGAGGGTTGCAGCAGCATCATCTTGATGCTTCTGCCTTGTCACGATGGTAAGCTATTAAGTTATACACTATACCAACCATGACAGCTGCAAGAATTGCAATAAGAAAATACTCTGGTTTCATAATCTTATCGTAACTTTCGCCTGCAAAGGTAGTGAATAATTCGATACCAAACAAGTTTTTCTTGAGATTTAACACACCTTAGTCTTGGAGGCCGCATCAGGATGACCATCATCATCCGTTCTTCGCTCGATATCCTTAGCGAACCTGTCGAGCGTATAGCGCTGACCTGGCTCCTTGCTATCTGCGCTCCAGCCCTTGTCGAAGAAGTGGTTAAAGATACAGCTGTTGAACGTAAACTCATACTTACGTATCGCCTTGCCGTTCTCCATCGCATATACATCAATAGGAAACTCACCGCTGTCCTGACCGCCCGAGATAGTCTCAGGCCAGTCCTCGTGCCAAAAGGCATCGAGAGTGTCCAATACGTTTATCTCCTCGTAGCTGAAGAGAAACTGCTGGTTCCCGACTGTGGCAACCAGCACATAGTTTGCTGTAACAATCATGATTATTCCCGATTTTTGTTTGTCAGTCCTTACATGCAATACCCGTCCTTGGATATCACGCCGTCATTAACCAGGCCGTCGTATATACCGGCCAGGTCCTCGTCCTTTAGAAATGGATTCAGAAGTTGGATGATAGTATGACCATCCAGCTCGTCCTCCATGTACTGCAGAACCTGTGAAGCTTTCTTCTTGTCTGTCATAACCTGTTAGTCTATATCAAATACAACGTTTATTCATCCTTCACTTTCAGCAAACGCCTCGAGCATCTCACTCAGGAAGAAGCGCAGCAGTCTTGCATCATCACCGATAGGCGTATAGCCCTCGGACACCTTCTGGAGCACCGGCTTGTAGTGCTGATTGTAATAGGACATGAAGCTGGCGAACGAGTCGAAGCCGCCGACATTTACATCCACATCCATGTGCTCCTCTGCTTCTGTGGCAACCTGTGCCAATGTCTTTGTCTGTCTCATAACTGTAGTATTTTTGGATTAAACATCTTACCGCCACTTTGACAAGTCGAAATACACGGTATACTTCCCGTTCTTGCTTTCGCGTCCTGCAGAAGCATGGAAGGCAGAGCGGGAAGAATCAAGCACCCACCAACATCCAAGCCTCTTGCAGGCTTCCTCGATAGTCAGTCCTATAAGACTACTGAAAAATTCTTTTGCAGTCATAGTCGCAACATTTATTGTGTAACGTAACTAAGAGCCTCTGCTGCCGCACGGAGGCGACGCTGATAGCTCTGCTTATAACCTCTCTGGATGCAGTGCATGACCAGATGATAGTCCTTATCGGTAATAGCCCAGCAGAACGGCTCAACATGGTTCTCCTTGTTCACGATGAAGAACATATAGAGAATCACGCTGTCCTCACGCTCCTTATCCTTCAGATAGTCCTCGATATCCTGCGGCATGTGCCATCTGTCATAGGCCTTCAGGTCGAAGTCCATCAGATGCCCCTCAGGGTTCGTGAAGCCGTTGCACTCAGTCTGTTTCCAAGGTCTGATGAAGCTGCTGTACTGCGTGTTGGCATACACGTTGCCAGTGGCGAACAGGTTCGTCTGGCGGTCAAACTCCTTCCAGCCGCTGTCGATAATCATCTTCGTGCCAGCGGCGTTCCATGTCTCTTTCTTCATAGTCGTTGATGATTTAAACAGTTACTGTCTTTTCGATAGCTTGTTTCAGCGAGAGTTCTGCCACATAGCCGCAGGTCAACACGCTTGCGTTAGGCAGATTGTAGGTCGCGTCGCCCTCTACCGTATTCGCAATCTGCTCAATCAGATAGCCAAAGTCGGTGATGTCAAGCATATCAGTGTCCTCCTCGCTGCCCTCGTAGGTCTCAGGCTCTTCGTATTCGTTATCGGGTACTGGCATATAGTGCCCGTCGAAATAGAGTTTGCCGTCGTCGCCGATCCATGCGCTGTCAACCGACAAGTCCTTAGGCTCGTAGTTGTCGATATCGCTCACAACAATCCTGCACAGGCTGTGGCTTTCAATCCACTTCTCAGGAAGCTTCTCCAGCGCTGCCTTCACCTCTGCTATAACCATCTTGTTCAGCGCATCATGGATGCCGCTGAAGTCATGTCTAATCATCTTTGCCATAATGCTTTATGTTTTAGTCCTCACACTCAAAATAGAAACTTACGGTCAGGATGCCGAGCACACGCTTGGTCTCAACCACCAGCCCCTCGTTGTCCTCACACTGCCATGCCTTGAACACCTGCTCGTAGTGGTCGAACACCTCGTTACGAACGTCGTCGATGTTCTCCGTAGGCTGTATACCTATAACCTGGATGTCTATAGTGTGGCTGGCGAAGCACCAGTTCACCGCTACTATAGCATCATAGTTCTCGGTCTTCACGCAACCTATCATGTGGCGGCGCTTCGAGCCCATCCTGTGGTCAGGACCCCAATAGAAATCCTCGAACACATCATCCTCGAACCCGTCTTCCATCAGGTTCTTGTTGTCAATCGGTGCAATAATCTTTGCCATAATCGTATTCATTTTAGGATTGTTAATAAATATGTCTGCTTCTTGCGGCGGGGCATATAGCTATACAGCATTGATGGAAATGCCGGTCTAATCCGAAGTCGGACCTCGGGATTATCCAGGTGATTAACCTGGATAATCCGGATGGTCCGCGGAGGTTTAATTAACCGGCATCTGAACACATGCCGCACTCAAGCAGACTATAGCAGTATGCGCTGCTGATATCATCAGGCCATTGTCTCGTCGCACCAAACCTTCTGCAGTGTCAAGTGCCACTCGTTATGGTCATCCATCAGACGGATACTCTTGGTATCGTAATCAACCTGCACGAACAGAGGATCGTACTTCTCACGAAACTGCTCGAGAGTGATATAGGTAGTATTTCCATGCAATACATCCCATAAGTTCTGCAAAAACTCTTTCTCATTCATAAACCTCAAATCTTAATTCTAAATTCCATCTCTTCCTTGCGGCGGGGCATAGTGCTGCAGAACTTCGATGATGCGACGGATGTAGCTGATTAACCCGGCGGGAAGAGTCAAATATGACTCTGAGCGCCGGGGCGACCAGCTATTAAGGCCGTCGTGCTAAATCTTGCCGCCCTGAAGAGAAAACCTGGCAGTATGCGCTGCCGATGATAGTTTTAAATCTCAATCAGAATCTGGTCGATATCACGTTCGTCTTCCCACCAGCGGTCTTCAAGAAGGTGCTCCAGTCCGTATTCCTCCAGCAGGTCTACTACGCGGTCGCAGCCAGGTGTATACTCATCCGGTACAAGGTGCATCGCATAGCTCTTGTCTATATTCGCCCTGAGGATAGCTAAATCATCCAGGCTCATGTTCTCGCGGACATAGTCGATAGCCTTGTCTATATGGCTCTTCTCCTCGGACTTGTCATCCTCGGGTTCGTCATCCTCGGACTCCTGGACATCTTGCACCTCACGCTCCCATACAGAGTTATAGTGCTTCAGATAGTAGGCTTCCTCGGCAACCGCCTTATCCATAGCGATTGTCTCAGCCTGGCTCTCGTTCTCGGCTTCCACACAGACGGTAAACTCGACCGTCATAGTCATACTTACATTGTACTTTTTCATAGTCGTCATGTTTATTTGATCCATATAACAAGCCTACGCCGCTACTAACAGCTGCTTCTCCAGTGCCTCACGTAGTCTTTCCTCAAGAGTAGGCTCTGTCTTGGCAGCCTGGGCCACGGTCTTTGTCTTGGTTGCTGCCTTGGCCTTGGCGGCTGGCTTCGGTTTCTCTATAGGCGCTGCCTCCTGCCCTATCCATTTATCCACGCTGAACGTGATGAAGTCCTTCTGGTCCTGCGGACCGCTGCCATTACCAGACCCGTCTGGCAGCAGCATAGGCATCAGTATCACATAGGTATCGTCGGCCACGAACATCACGGCGTGCTTAGAGTCGGTATAGTGCATCACCTTGGGCTCGAAAGCCATCGTGTCTACAAGCGCAGGTGTCTTCATACCTACCAGCACACTGAACGGCAGTTTTGCCGACAGAGGTACGCTGATATTGATATCCTTCGAGAAGTCGTAGTTCTCTCCCTTGAAGGCAATAACCTCGCTACCCTTTTCGGCATCGAGCCACATCAGGAAGCTTGCCTGATTAACCTGTGGCGCAATCCTCTTAGCCGTGTCGCCCCACAGCTTCGCATCTATCTCTATGGCCTTACCTACACGCTGCGGTGTTGTGCTGCGCCAGTTGGGATAGCGGTATTCCTGTCGCACATCGGCCTGCTTGCCGTTGGCATCGGTAGCCGTTACGAGCAGTCCGTCGGTAGTAGTGGTAACATCCTTGCCGTTGCTCTGATGTACGGTGTACTCAAACTTCTTGTTCTCCACCTCGATAGTGATAGCACCCTTCATCTGGGTTACCTCTCTGGGCAGGAACACCGTATCCTCCATGGGCTCTCCACTCATCTCTATGTGATAGTTCCTGGCCTTGTGGACTGCAAGGATATGGCCGTTGCTGCATACGATGACCCCCGTCTTCAGCTCCAGCGCAGGCTGCTGCAAACAGGGGCGCAGCGAGTCGGTAGCATCCCAGCATTTCTTCAGCTTAGGCAGCATCTTGTCTGCATCGAATGTGGCACGAGCCACCACATCTCTCTGCTCCTTCTCTATGTTCCTGATAGTGAATCGGCGGCGCTTGGCCTCTTTCAGTCGCTCGCAGCTCTCCATGTGCGCCATCATCTCGAACAGGTCTTCCTGTGCCATCTGATAGCGGCTATTGTCGGTGTTCACGAAATAGAGTATGTTACTGGGTGTCTCGCCGTCGGTCTTGGCCTCCGGATATATCAGTGCCGGCCCGCCCTTATATACGGGTATAGCCAGCTCCTTGGCGGTAAACGACGTGCGCGTCTCGCCTTTGTCGGTACGCAGCTTTGCTGCCAGGTCTTCGCCAGCCTTATAGAACACATCCAGAAGGCTCTTGCCTGTAAATTCCAATACATTTGTCATAGTCTTTGAATTTTTGGGATTATACTTTTCTTTATCTGATGACAGCGTTACGCTTGTCTTTGAGAGTAGCGAGCCTTGTGGGCTCGTCGGGTCTGAGCGACACCACGATAAGGTTACCGAAGAGGTCGCTGCATAGCCGGCACTTGGGGTCGCCCTTGAGCACGACCACCTTGCCGTCCTGGATAGCTTGATGAATATCTTTCTGTTTCATAAGCCGTTATAATAATGAAAAACCGTTCAAAAACAAAGGGCAGCGTGTCTCACGACAGACCGCCCCAAAAAAACTCTAAAAATCATCACAATTATGATACATCATAGTACCCGCAGTGTCATCAAAGACACAGGTCGAAGCCGCTGCGGGCTAACACATCACGACTGCCTGACGCTTCATGGCATAGTCCTTTATACGTGTGATGTCACACGAGCTTAGAAGCGTAAGCTCGTAAGGCCGCCATCTTATTGATGGCCGCCCTACTGAGCTAACGCTTATTGATAGCTCGTGTAGTGAACACATAGCGTCCTACAGTCATCGTCGGTGGTATGCGCCACCACTCCTCTCCGTACCATGGTGTGTAGCTGTATAGGGATGATGTACACATCCTGCTCTCCTGTAGCGGTTCAGATGCCCGTGTGGATAGCACACGGGCATCTTGACCAAGCTACAGGTAATTGTGCAGGATGTTCTGAAATACGTACGGCTTGGAGTCTCAAATGATAGTTCACACTCCCTAAGAACCTACCTCGCAGTCATGGCATATCGTCTTTACACGGCTGATGAAGCGGCGTGTGAAGCTGGTAAAGAAGTCATAGTCAGGATGATTAGTCCTGAGGATGACTTCTTCACCAGCTTTAAGCACGCCGGCTCTGAAAAGTTTGCTGCTCTATAGGTTACAAAAAGTGGTATGCGCCACTAAAAAGGATAAGCTCTGCATCGCCTGGCACATCGTCTATAGGATGCTGATGAAGGAGCAGGTGTGGTCCTGGCTGTATACTGGGTATTACCCAGTAGGAATCCAGGAGTTTTACACCTGCTTTCTGAACTGTTGATGCCTTGCTATTGGTATAGGGCTGTGCTGCCCCGATAAGCTGCCCTGCCGACTTGTGGTACAACGCTTTAGGATGATGATATGTACAGTCCAACCTGCGAGGGTAAAGATCGCGTTACGAGTCTGATTAGACTTGTCACGCGATCAGTAGCCTTGTCAAGTTACTGTATAATTAAATCGAAGCCGGCCTTGCAGCATGACAGGTTGTACGACCTGATGAACTCCTCCCGCCTTGCGGCCATGGCATAGTGCTATAGTCTTACGATTGAAAGAGATCCGACGTAAGAGATGGTACCTTCACGCATGGCTGAAGGTACCATCTCTGTTCAGTCGGATCTCTATGAACACGTGCCGCCCTACGGGAAGCCATGGTGGTATGCGCCACCATAGAGAGGCTACTTGGAAGCCTGCTTGGCAGCCTTGGCCTTAGACCACTCCTGCATCTTCTTGTCGATGTCGATGCCGCACTCTCTGAGCATCAGCTTCATGACACCAATCAGACGGAAGCCCTCACCGTCCTTGTAGTGCCCGGCGAGCTTCTCGAGCTTCTCCAGGTCGCTGCAGCGCTCACGACCGAAGTCGGCTGCCAGAGGATAGAGGGCACCATGGAAGCGCAGCAGGTTCTGCATGGTGAAGTAGGCACCCGCACCCTTGAAGGCGTCCTTCCACTCGGGGCACTGGTCGTAGGCGTTACTACCCTTGCAGCGGCCCTCGTACCAGAACTTCTTCACGGCCTCGTAGAGCTTCTGAGGGCTGTCGGCATAACGGATGGCGTGGATACGACTCGAGATAGGCTCGATAATCTTCTTGCGGATGTCGTCCACGAACACATCCTTGTAGTCGAACTTGATATAGGGCGTACCCTTGCACTTGTGCTGCGGACGGTCTTTGCAGGCCTTCATGACCTCTTCGACGAAGTGCCCGGCCATGGCAACGGCCACCTGCTTGTTGAACCAGCGGTTACGGGCACGGAAGTTCTCCATGTCGCGGCCATAGAGCTTGGCCTGCACACGCAGCTCCTCGATGAACATCCTCCACTGGTAGTCGTAGCCGCGGACAGCCATCCAGCCCGTGATACCCTCACTGCTCTGCAGGGCATGGAACATCTGCGACATGATCCAGCGGCGGAACAGGCTGCGGTTGGGGACGGTACCCTGACTGGCGATAGCCTTCAGGACGGGGTCGTCGGCGGCTACGGCCACAGGCACACCATCCCCTCCCATACGCATCCACTGGCTACCGCCGTTGGGCAGCTGTATAGAGAAGTACTTCGAGATGTCGATACCCGCAGCCTTGAGGGCATCGCCTCGCTTGCTGACCGGCAGGTAGATAGTACCCATGCCGGAGTCGGCACCGATGACGGTGGCGTTCTGGACGGTATGCTCGTGCTGTGCGAGGATATCGAACTCGGCACCGCACTCGGGGCATACCACACGGGTCTGGGCACTGGTGTTGGTAACTGGCTGCTTGGCAGCGGTCTTCTTAGAAGCGATAGTCTTCTTAGAGGTTGCAGACTTTGTTGACTTCTTCACTGTTGTTGACTTCTTTGTTGGCATAGTTGTAGAATTTTAAAATTGTGAATTGTTAATTGTGAATTGTTTGTGTCCCGCCTGACAGCTCGGCACATCTGTCTGTATAGTTCCGATTAAGGGCTGGATAGCCAGAAATCGGGCCGTCTTCAGTGTCCACGGTGATGAACCTGAATACTGAGACGGCCCATCTCTGGTTAAGATACAGCACGTATGAAATAGTTGCCGTCCTACGGAATGTTTTTTCAGTCTGTGCGGACTGATAAGAGAGATACCTGCTCCTTACGGCATGGCATAGCGCTATAGCGTCTCGTTGTTAAAGAAGACGTTGCTACGGTAAGGTTCCCAGGAGATGAGCCACGGTAATAACCTGGCTCATCTCCTGGGCCCCTTACAGTAGTCAAGGTCTTCTGTACTGAAATAGCTTGCCGTCCTAAGCAGGGAGCTACTATGCGGTAGCATCATATCACGCTGCCTTGCACCATGAGCGCAGCACCACGAGGTCGGGGTCGTTGGACGACTGCCAGAACCACCCGCTGCCCTCGGGAAGGGTGAAGCCCTGCAAGGCATTCTCCAAATCACGCTCGGCCTGCTCACGGTGTACGCCATAGAGCATGTCATCATCCGACAGCTCCGACTCCGGCAGGGCATAGAAGCGGGCCGTGCGGTGCATGGTCTGCTCCGAGGGGATAGAGTGCTTATAGACGGCATAGGCAGTCTCAAGCGCCTCTATAGTAGTCTCCCCACCCCTTGCAGGGGAGGGGTCAGGGGCGGGGTGAAGGGCGGGTGGGTTGGGAAGTGTCAGTGTCCTCACCAGCGCATCATAGGCCGCCCTGGAAGTACGGATAGCGTTCTGCATACATCCCAGCGAGATATAGCCGGAGATATCGTCGCCCGTCTTCTGTCTGTTGGCAGTAACATTACGTCCTCTGCCACGTACGATACAGCCGTCCTTACCCTGCTTGTCATAGCCTAAGCCGCCAATCTTCTTCTTACCGGTATGGACGGCACGGATGCAGTCCATGACGAAGGCATTGAGGGTATCCACATCCTGTCGTACGTTGATGACAGAGAGCACACCCGTAGCCCATGAGTGGCCGTCGCCGTCGCCCTTATAGAGATAGCGGTTCACGCCGTTGATAGCCTTCTGCACGCTCCATGGCTTGACGCCCTGGAAGGTGTGGCGGGCACGATGACGAATAGTCCATGCCTCGATTTCCTTCTGGAAGGTTTTTATGCGGGTAGAGCTCAGAGAGATGCTCGCACCCTTGATAGAGAAGCCCAGGAACTTGAACCAATGACTGTCGTCAAGCCACTCCACCTTTTTCGGATTCAGGCACATCTGCATCTTGCCCAGCTCGTCAATGAGGATAGCCATACCCTTCTCGGCTTCCGCACCGATGAAGAGCATGTCGTCGGAATAGCGGTCGTAATGACCGTCCAAGGCAGAGAGCTGCTCGTCGATATGATAGAGCAGCACGTCGGCCAGCCACGATGCCACCGAGCAGCCCTGCTTCAGGCTCTGGTACTTATAGGCCACCTCGCCCTCAGGAGTGATATACACATCCGAGTGGTAGTACTTGCGCAGCACGTCGATGATAGCAGAGTGTCCATAGCGCTCCTCCACCATGTCGAAAGCACCGTCGATATACTCGATAGGCACCGAGTCGAAATACTTCGAGAGGTCGCTCTTCCACCCTATCTTGGTATACGGACACTCCCTGGTATAGTACACGATAGCACTGCTGGCCTCCTGTACCACCTTGCCGCAGCCGATACCCTTGAGATAGCTCTTGCAGGCAGGATGCACCTTGTCGGGCATCAGCTCGAAGAGCAGGTCGTTGACGATGCTCAGCAGAATACGGTCCGCAGGCTCGTTCACATATACCGTACGAAACTCGCCCGGCGTGTCCTTGGGGATAAGCGCCGTATGCGGCGGGGCAATCTCGTACCTGCCGTCGCGTATAGCCTCGTACATCATCATTCTCGTCTCGGGCTTGCACAGCTGGTACAGCCACGCCTTGGACACGTCCTTGACGATGCCCTTGGCGATAGCTGCCTCCCAACGCTCAAACTCGAAGAACTTCTGTAGCAAAATATCTTCCATAGTCGTATGTATTTATAAGTGATAGTCGATAACGGCTCCTACGTATAGCTTGCAGCCTTTGCGGAGCTTATAGTCAGCAAACTCAAAGAGTTCTCCAAGGGGGTTGGCAACGCCGTTGCACCAATCCACGAGATCCACGCGGCAGTCTGAGCGCAGGTGTGTCTCCAGAGTAGTCTGGCCGATGTTATAGAGTCGCTGGTTCTTTGTCATATTGTCGGCCGTCATCTCTTCGGCCAGATGCTTTATCTCGTCTGCCCAGTCCTGCTTGAAGCCCTGCATAAATCTCTTTCCCCTGTATACGAACACGCCGTCTCCGATATACTCGAACACGTCTTTGATAAGTTCAGCCAATTCGCTGATTGCTTTATCGCGCAGTTCGCCCTCCAACTCGTCGCCGATATAGTCGGCAAAGTCGCTCGAGTTGTCATAATACTCGCTACTTGTCTTGTAGTCGTCTTTGTCGATAGGCTTTCTACTTATCTGATAGATGTTACTGTGTGACATAATCGTGATAATTTAAATCCGTAAAATCCGTAGGTTATAGAAAGTATGGGGAGCACGAGGCTCCCCATAGTTCAGAGTCAAGCAGCAGCTTGCATAAGTTTCTTCACGGCCTCGGGGATACCACCTTTACCCGACATAATATCAGAGAGCATCTTGGCCACGTCCTTGTCGGAATAGTTCTTGGAATCCTTGGCAGCACCCTTGGCCGACTCGGCACCCTTGGCTTTCTTCTCGGCAGCACGCTCAGCCTTTTTGGCCTCACGCTCTGCCTTGCCAGCAGCCACGGCCAGCTCATAGATATCACGGGAAGCGGCACAAGCCTTGTCGATAGCCTTCTTGTCGCCCTTGTTCAGCGCCTCGCAGAGAGCCTTGGTAACCTCGCCATAGCGTGAGCCCAGAGACAGGCAGAAGAGCTGCTCGCCCTTCTCGTTGCGTCGCCATGAAGCAGAGACGGTCTTAGAGCACTTCTCTGCCACAGCCTCGGCGGCCTCCTTCGTCTGGAAGCCGAAGAGCAGATAGGCGGTACCACCCTTCTTGGTGGTGTACTCCTGGATGCGATAGCTGTCCTTGGTCTTGGGCGCACTCTTCTTAGGCGCAGCCTTCTTGGCGGCACCCTTCTTCTTAGGCGCAGCCTTGGCCTTAGGCTCGTCCTTAATCTCGACGGCCTCGGCATCGACGGCAGGGCCTGCAGCAGCAGCTGCGATAACCTGGTTATTAACATGTGCGTTCTGCACGTTTACACTCTCGTTCTTCTTTACGTTGTTTGAAAGATTCAGTTTCATAGTCGTATGAATTTTGGGGATTAATAACTCTTGTTTCCTTTGTTCTCTTAGAAGTCCTGCCCGAATATCTCACTCAGCGTCTGCACGAAGGCGAGGTTCTGCGGCAGGATATTGGGCATATCGGTGCGGGCCACCTTGTAGATAGTGGTAGCACCCTGATAGAGGTCGTAGACAGTCATAGGACGGCCACCAAGCATACGCTCGGTCTCAACGATACACTGGTCGAGACGGTTGAGCTGAGAGGCATCCATGGGATAGATGTCGTACTTACCCGTTACCTCGTCTCGGATAGACTTCGTGCGGCTGTTGTACTTGGCGTAGATATGGCGCAGATAGCCCATAATCATCAGCACATGCTCGTCGGAGAGCTCGATAGCCTGCATACGGCGCAGGGCTTCCATGTCATCCACGAAGCGGTAGCCGGAGAGCATCAGGTCGACGGCACGCAGGAAATCCTCTGTGCTGATTTTACGACGGCCATAGCTGCTGACAAGGTGCTCCTTGCCGAGGATAGTCTGGTTACGGCAAGCATAGCAGTGCGCACCCACAGCCACCTGCAGACCCTGCTGGTTGGTAGCCACCACGATATTGGCGATATGGGTGTCAGTATGCTGGCCGACCAGCTCGATGTTACAGAACACACGGTTGAACGTAGCCGCCGCGAACGGGATGTTCTCCGTACCCGTCTGCTTCTGATAGATGTCCTTGAGACGCTTGTTGATGGCGATGCCGTTACCAAGGCTCGAGTTGATGTTGTCGGCCACGAAGAGGTCCTTGATACGGGCCTCTCCATGGTAGTTACGGGCCATCTGCGCCACCTGACCGATGAGCTGATAGGCGTTGATGCCATTGAGGATAGCGCCGTTGCGGTCCTCAATGTCGCTGCCTGCACGAAGCTGCTCCATAGTGATACCTCTGGTCTTACCCTCCCTGATAGGAGGGAACCACTCTGTGTTGTCCGAGATAGGCGCAATCATAGCGTTCTCGTCGGCACGGGACAGCAGCAAATCCTCGAGAGGGATTTCAACTGGCTCGAAAGGTCTGCTACTTGGGTTGACTGTAGCCACTTGTGGCATAGTGATTCTTGTTGTCATAATCGTTTTGAATTTTTGGGTTAATAAAAAAAACTACTCGTGATAGAAGTCATAGAGTTTGTTCTGACGGTAGTCAGGGTTATACTTAGCCGACACGTCGCACAGGTGTGGCAGCGTGTAGGGCTCAAAGCTCATGGAGTCGGTGTCGATATAGACGCGCGTCAGCGTGGTGCCTTTCTTGCCGAGATAGCTTGTAAAGCATCGTCCTGCCACACAGCTCTTATCCTGATGACAGCGGCGCGTGTCGTTGCTGAACCATACGTGGTCGGGGGTCTGCCATTTGCCGTCTTCGTCCTTATAGCGCAGACGCTTGTAACCTAACGCCAGCTCATAGCCCTTGTACTTACTGCGAGGCGTAGGCGGCACAGGGTTATAGATATCCTTGGCAAACTCCTCGTCAGCCCACTGCTCGAAACGCTTGCCATAGTCCTCAATCTTCTCCTTGCTCATGCAGCTCTCGTCCTTGATGTCGTCCGGCAGGCCGTTATAGAGCTTGCGCATCTCCTCGACCTGCTTTTTGATATTGCCTGCCCACAGGCATTCCGGGCGATGATAGCGACAGTCGCCCTCTGAGAAGAAGCCGCCACAGTCGAAGCTCAGACGACCGAGCATCATCAACGAGTGCTCGTACTGCTTGAGGTGCTCGTCGCGGGTAGTGAGCGGGGCCAGCACGTTAATAGGCGTACCTGCATAGACACGCTCGACCTTGTGGGCTGCCTCCTTGCCAAAATAGTCAATGATACAGCGCATAGCTTCGTCATCGTCGCAGGAGATACACACCTCATGGTTGTTCCACTCATAGAAGTAGACCTCCTGCGGGTCGCACTCCTGGGCAATCTTCTTGTTGCGCTCCTCGTAGAACTCGTAGAAACGGTGAATCTCGTCCTCGGTGCCGTACATGCCCAAAGGGCCCTCCTTGATTTTATCGCCGTCCTTGATGTAGCCGCGACGCACCATAGAGTCGTAGCCTTTCTTGAACTGCTCCTTGCTGAAAGCGAAGAACACGCCGTACTTGTCCGCATCTGGCTGCTGGTTGTGCAGCTCATGGAAGCGGGAAATTGTCTTTGGCTCGACCATGAAGATAGAGCCGTAGTCGCCACCGAAATAGTACTGAACTCCGTTGGCGATATGGATTCTGCTTTTTTCCATAATTGTGATTTTTTTATTGTAAATTATTAAACCGTAATCTCTATATCCCCTGTATAGCTCATGGGGTCATCAGGATAGTCGGCGACATCCCACAGATACACCAGAGGCTCGTCATAGTGTGCCAGGAGATACGCACTAACCTCGTCGATAGACTTCTCAGAATGGATTTTGACCATGGTGCTGAGAAGCTGTGCATGATACTGTGCCATAGCCGTCGTTTTAGGTGGTCAATCGAAATTTGAATTATAATCCTCCTGTGTCTCATAGCGGTCGTGAACCGCAATAGGAGCGTGCAGCCAGCCCTCAATCTTAGGCATACGGCTGTCGCAGGTATAGACGAAGTTGCCACCCATCATGGGGCCAACCATGTTCGTCTCATGTATCAGTGGCACGGCCACGCTGTGATCGTGTCCCCATAAATCTCTCGGCTTCAGCCAAAGACATCCGTCGATGTTGATGCCGTTGTCATCGCAATAGGCGATAGCATCCTCTCGCTTGCAATCCCAGAACAGTAACATCTCGTTGTGGCGAGATGACACGCCATTATTGGTGCAGTCGCCCCAAGCCTGGTGGCGAAACACTTCAACTCTAAGTTTCTCCATAGTCGTAATTTTTTATGTCAATAGTTACAATTCGTTCTAAGCCACAGATAGTAGATAACATCGTATGGCACACCCATAAGTTCGGCCAGATGACCAAAGCAACGCTCTCGTACAAGGGAGTCTTCTACGCGAAGAATACTAACCGCATTGCTGCTTTCGCGTAGAGCCAATAACAAACTATACCATGTTAAGCTCGACAAGTTTTTACCCATATCGTCATCAGGATAATTCTCCATATACCAATCGCGTATAGATTTTTCTGCAAACAAGCGGTCGCAAATAGTGTTTACGTCCTTGTTTTTGCTGTCGATAAAAACACCTTTTAGTATCTTATCGAAATCAAACTCGATAGTAACCGATTTTACCTTTGCCATACTTTCAGTTCAGTGAAAAAGTTCTAAAACTTCCAGCACCAGAGTCCACCAGCTCGCGGCCTATGCGCCACGCCTGGTTTCTGAGATAGGTGTAAGCCCCCGCACTCAGTCGGCAGGCTGCGATAATCTCACCCGAGAGCAGACGGCTCCAAGCCTCGCTCCACGATAGAAAGTTCTTACGTTTCGGTTTCATACCTCATGCTGCTTTAAATTGGTCGTAATACTCCTTATACCAATGCTCGTAGTGGTACTTTTCGCACCACTCCTTTGCCTCGATAGCTTCCTGCATCGTGCGGCACAGGCCGTAGCAGTTGCTCTGTGTGCGCTTGTCGGTGATGCTATAGTGCTGCTCGCCGTCCAGGATAACGGGCTCGATCATAAACCGCTCGTCGCCATCGCACACCATATATATGCCTTTCTTAAACTCCCATTGCAGTTTCTTCTCATGGTAGAACGCCTCTCGCTCTGTGTCGAACGTAGCGTCGAGAGTGCCACCGCTTGAGGTGTGGGTGTTTACGTCGTACGTACCGCCCACATAGATGTGATACTTGTTTGCCATAATGTTCAATGGTCAATGTTCAATCAATACCTCCGATAGGCGTACCATTACTCACTAACTCCACGTATTTCTCCGTAGTGATGTTCTTGCTCTCATCCTCGCCCTCATAGCGGGCACGGATAGCCGTACATGTTTGCTCGATGACCACCACGCGGCCATTAAAGAGCTTCAATCTCGTAATCATAGCTCAAGCTGCTTTACGTTCTAACTGTTCTCTGATAAGCTGGCGCACTCGCTCCACATGATTGTCGTGGATAGCCTTGAACTTCTCGCGGCTCACCTTGTGTAGCTGTGCCCCGTCGTGATAGTAGTAGAGGTCGTCCTGGCCGCACGATACGCGCAGCGCAGCCCCCATCCATGTGTCATCCTCGCCGCCATAGGTAAACTTTCGCATACGCTCTCTGTCGTCGCAGTTCACCCATGCCTCGGCCTCGCCCTCAGCCTCGTGCACCTCGATAAAGGTGTGGCTTGTACTCACAGTCCATAGCAGCGGTCGGCGGCACAACTCTCGGCTCATAGTCATCATGTCATGAAAGTAGAAGTCGGTCTTAAAGCTCCGCATCTTCTTCTCCACGATAGCCTCCAGCTGCGGGTACTGCTCGCGCTGCTCCTTACTTACGTCAACCTGCAGCGATAGCACCCAGCAGGGCTGCACCTTGTCGAATCCCCACGTAGAGTCCTCACGCTCCAGATAGTCGGTTGGGATGCACTCCTGCTCGTCCACCTTGCGCACGCTGATGCTCGTAGCACTGCCCAGCACCCAGAACAACTCGTATAGATACTGCAACCGACGGCAGTCGCTATAGTCTGTCGTCACGCGGTACTCCTCTTTCAGTTCCTCGTAGAGCTTGCGGGCCTGCTTGTCGCGCAGCATCTCCCGCTTGCTCATGATATACTCTGCCACGCTTGGTGGCACCGATATGCGACTTAGCTCATACTTGCCGCGATAAATACGCTTTCTTGTCTCCATAGTCGTATATGCTTAGTTACACACCTCGGTCTTCAGATACTCCTCGAAGGACACATTACTGCGTGATGTATCCTCTTCTTGCCAACGCTGATAGTCGGCATAGACCTCACTGACAGTTTTAGCCATAGGGTCTGGACGAAATGACGGACCACGCCACTCCCGGGGATCTGGAAATAATCCTTCGTTCATAATCGTTAAGCATCAGGGTTATCCTCGAAATAGCCGTCAATCAGAGCGTGCGAGCACTTCTCGCCGTTAGCCAGCTGCATACGCACCTCATACTCATAGAAGCCTTTGGCCGAATTAAATCGGTCGATACGTTCAGTCACTTTGCCGCCCAGGTCGCACATACGTTCCACGTCGTGATTCAGCTCTGTCTTGGCAGCATTATAGTCTTTGAAGTAGCGATCGACCACGCGACCGCCCACATCTTTTCGATAGATTGCAAACATCGTCTTCACTCTTTAGGATAGTCCACTTTCTCATTATTCACATACACCTCGCTCGCAAACGGCAGGTTCTTATTCAAGAGCCATGGCACCTGCCATAGCTTACCGCTCATACCGATAGCATTTTACAGCCACTTCTTCAGGTTCTGCTCAGTGTCGGAGCTCATATTCTTGCAGTCGTCTGCGATAGCCCAGCGTATAGCCATGCCGTTAAACTCGCAGCTGAACACATTCTCCTCGCGCTTAATCTCCTCGAGGTCAGGCGCAATCTTGACAGTCTTTGCCATAGTCAACTCAATTTTTCGATGTTATACACTACTGTCTCGTATACCGCCCACACCACTACCGCAGCGCACACGATTATGCCCAATAACAACAAGGCATAGATAAGCTTATCTTTCATACTCCAGCCTCCCATAGTTTAGGCCAACATTCCGTCGAACGGATTGTAGGTATAGGTCAGAACAGTCCCGTCCATAGGGATATAATCATTACCAAACTCTGCTTTCAGGTCTGCAATAGCTGCCTGCATAGCCACTGCTGCCATAGATACAACAGCAGCTTTCTTTGCACTCTTCTTGGCGGTGCTTGCCATAACTTTCATGTTTGCCATAATTCTGTGATTTTTAGAGATTAATATTCGTTTTTACGCTGCCTGGCGCATAGAGCGCGCGCCACGCTTGATAGACAGATGCTTCTTGGGCTCTTCGTCCTCGATATCGAGCAGGCCGAGAAGCAGCGCGCACATAATGCCCACAAACAAAAACGATGCAAGAATGGTCGTGTCGTTCCACTCGTTTATTATCAACAAGCACGCTATGCCGATAGCGCAAGATAGTGCCAATACAAACTTGCCGATGATTATAGATAACTTTTTCATTTTATTTGTTGTTTTAAATTGTTTGTGATAGATAGGTAACAAAAACAGCCCCCGACTAATCAAAGTCGAAGGCTGTCTCAATAAAGTCGCGTAGGCGCTGGTCGTCCCACTTACACCCTAAGTCTCGGGCAAAGCCGAATAGGATGCGTTTCACATGTACCTCGGTATAGGTACGCTTGTCCCTAAGCTCTTGGAACTTCGGACGCATTTGCAACATTAAACAACTCGATTCTTCTGCCATAGGCAATAGGGTTTAATTAAAGTGATAGCCGTTTTTCGGCTCGTTATAGTCAAAACTGATATAGCCCTCGTTGCGCAGCTGGGCGAATATACGTGCGTATAGCTCGTACTCATGCCATGCAGTATCGAAACTGTTGGCCACTTTCATAGGCGTGTTGTCGCCAGTAGCTATGCCTGAAAGTACGTCCATAACGGGCAGATAGCAACACACCCGCTGGTTATCGTGCTCGCGCAGATACACCTCGCGTCCACGATCCCACGGATACACAAACACGCACTCCTCCTCTCGCATAGGGCGATAGTCGCACAGATAGCCGTCGTATTCATCTTCCTCTAAACTATCTTCGTCTACTACCTTTGTCCAACGCCATGCGTTCTTGCGTGCATAGGCCAGCGTTACGGGGCGAGGCGCCCTAACCAATAGTGTTTCGTGGCCACCTTTGGCCACCACAATAAACTCTCGATGTGTCATAGTTTATCCTCCCGATAGTTAAAAGTTATACCATTGTTCGCTGATTTCCTCCCATGCCTTCGTGAAGTGCTCGCAGTCGCGATGACTTGCGTACACAGTCTGCATCCATGCGTCGCGCTCGTCCTCGTCCTCGATGTCTTCGCCTGCGTGTTCAAGCGTGTCGATAGTCAGCTTGATAGCCTCGAAAGCGGTGATAAACCCTTGGTTATAATTCTCCCTGATTTGTGCAAGTTCTTCCTGCATCTTGTTGTTTGTTTCCATAGTTGTATCTCCTATATTTTAAGTTTTACCATTTGTTCTGAGTCTTGCAGACGCATACACTATATGCCCCTGTACGGATGCCCATAGTGATAGCACCAATAGTACCAGCTTCTTCGCGGCTATAGCGGTTCTGCACTTTGCGCTTACTTGGGCGCGACTGCTTGCACGCATCAAACACACGATCCTCTGCGCTTAGCGATGCCATACGCTTCTGATAGCTGATAGCTTTGCGGCGCATCAGTTCATACTCCACCGCTTTACGGTCAATAGCTGAGGGGACATTAGCACACAAATCTCTTAATGTAGCCATTTTGATTTAAATTTAGGGGTTATAGTTCCGTATGCCGTATCGCTACGTTTGCAGCCTACGTGCATATTTCTTTTACCCGATGTACATTCACGCACACCAAGCCAGGCGAACCCGCGTTGCATATAGACGCATACGGATATATCTTGTCCACCTCCTCTCTGGTAGTATCACTTAAGATACATTTCGTCCTGTCATACAGGCCCAGATAGTCTGTCCGTCTGTCGTATTTACCCAAGCGGCATATAGTTTTAGCCGCCCGACTCCGTTTGCCTATAAGATTGCAATAGCAATAACAGGGCGGCGTGATGTTTCAACACTCTTTTGCGCCCAGCGTGTGCAACCACATAATGCACCCGCCTGCAACCGTGTCAATAAGTTGCATAGTAGTGGCATCTCACAAAGCATTTCGCAAATGTGATAGCCTGTGGAAGTAACTCTTTTCGAGCTTCGGAATTTTCGCCGATAGGTTTGCAGAACGGATCTTCAAATTTCGTCCACGTCTGCTTCGCGTTTTAGCAAAATTCCACTTCCTGTGTTTGCGTACCTGCGCAGTCTGGGCGTACACGTCACGCCGTGTGGCGTTCGTGTGCCGTGCTGCGTTCCTGTTGCCTTTGCTGCGGCCTGTGCCTTTGTGGCATCGGTGGCGGCGGTGGCCTGTGGAAAACAGGCACAAAAGGGAAACGGCGGCAAAACGTTTTTTTTGCGTTTCGCTGCGGCCTGTGGCCTGTGGCGGCGTTTGCTGCGTTTCGCCTGTGGCCTGTGGCGGCGGCATCGGCTTCGGCGGTGGCCTGTGCCTTTGCTGCGTTCCTGTTTATGTGGTGGCGGCCTGTGCTTCGGCGTTTCGCTTCGGCGGTGGCCTGTGGCCTGTGGCGTTCCGTTTCGGAACGGCGGCGGCCTTTGTTCCCTGTGCCGTTTTCGCTACGGCCAAAGTTACGATATTACAGGGAAAAGAACGGAACGCCGCACGGCGGCGGCGTTCCTGTGGTGGCGTTTATGCTGCGGCAGTCTGTGCCGTTTTGGTGGCCTTTGCTGCGGCCTGTGCGGCCTTTGCGGTGGCGGCGGCAGCATCTTCGGCGGCGGCCTTTGCGGCGGCGGCGGTGGCCTTTGCAGCACTACGGCGGCGGCGTTCCTGTTTTGCGGTGGCGGCGGTGGCCTTTGCCTTTGCATCGGCGGCAATTATTTCGGCATCGGTGGCGGTGGCATCGGTGGCCTTTGCCTGTAAATCGGCGGCGGCGGCCTTTGCTTCGGCCTGTGCGGCATCTACGGCGGCGGCAGCCTGTAAAGCGGTTGCGGCGGAAAGAATTAAATCGTATTGACGTGCTTCGGCGGCGGCGGCGGCAGCATCGGCGGCGCAAAGGCGGCGCAAAATTGTGTTAGTTATCAAAAGAACGGCGGCCTTTTCGGCGTTCCAAGATGTTACGGCGTTTATATGGCTACGGCCAAACATACCTATTTTAATGCCTGTGGTGGTGGCGCAAAGTAAGAACGGCGAAACGGCTTCGGGTGCGAACATCTTCGGCGAAATATCTTCGGCCTTTACAGGAACGGCGGCGGCATTAAAAAGCGGCACGTAAATTTTCCACATTTTTACAACATCTTTACAGGCACGGGAAAGCGAAAAGGCTTCGGCGTGTGCGGCCTTAAAAGCATCTTTGTATGCCTTTTCTTTTCTCAATTTTGCAAAGGCATCGGCGGCGGCAGCCAAAACGGCGGCGGCGTTCTTTTCGGCGGCATCTACGGCCAAAACGGCAGCATCTTCGGCGGTGGCCTGTGCCTTTGCATTTCGTGCTTCGGCCAAAATAACACGGCTTCGGTATGCCTTTTCGGCGGCAGCCTTTGCGGCCTTTTTTGCTTCGGCAGCATCTTCGGCGGCAGCGGTGGCGGCGGTGGCATCGGCATCGGCGGCGGCCTGTGCCTTTGTTACATCGGCACGTAAAACGGCGGCAGCCTTTTCGGCGGCGGCCTGTGCTTCGGCTTGTAACTTTGCATCGGCGGCGGCCTTTGCATCGGCGGCACGTCGTATCATTTTTGCTACCTTTGCGGCGGCGGTGGCGGTGGCCTTTGCGGCCTTTACATCGGCGGCGGTGGTGGCCTTTGCGGCCTTTGCCTTTCCCTTTGCCTTTATTGCATCGGTGGCGGCCTTTGTGGTGGTGGCCGAAACACGTGCGGCATCGGCGGCAGAATAATCGGCCTTTGCCTTTTCGTGTCGTTCTGCGGCCTTTGCCAAACGTGCGGCGGCACGTTCTGCGGCCTTTTCCGAAGATGCTGCGGCGGCCTGTGCCTGTTTGGTTGAGACTTGGCCGTTTCTTATTTTGGCCACAATTTCGGCGGCCTTTGCTTCGGCGGTGGCGGCGGCATCGGCGGCGGCCTGTGCCTTTGCCTTTGCATCGGCTTCGGCAGCATCGGCGGCCAAAACGGCGGCGGCCTTTTCTACGGCGTTCTTTACTTCGGCAGCGGTGGCGGCGTTCTTTACTTCGGCGGCGTTTGCTGCGTTTTTTGTTCCCTGTGCGGCGGCAGCCTGTGCGGCGGCGGCGGCGTTTGTTACGTTCTTTTTCATAATTGAAATTTTTAGAGTTTTGAAAATTGAGTTTATTATATCGGCCTGTGCTTCGGCGTTTCGCTTCGGCGGTGGCGGCGTTCCGTTTCGGTACGTTTTCGGGTGCAAATTTAGGTATTTTCTTTATTCGTTATTCCCTTATTAGGTATTTTCTTTATTTTTTATTTATTTTCTTGATTTATATCAATTTTAGTTAAGTTTTCTTTACATCAATTTTTTATAACTATCTGTTTTTCAGCTATTTAGACGTTTTTATAACTTTTATTTGCTTATTATATACCTATTTAGGCACGAAAACGGCGGCGGCATCTTTGGCGGTGGTGCTTTCCTTATTATATCGGCGGTGGTGTTCTTTCGCTTTCGCTTTCGCTTTTCTTTACATCGAAACGCAGAACGGCGGCGGCATCTTTGGCGGCGGTGGTGGCATCGGCATCGGCTTCGGCGGTGGCCTGTTTGCAGCACCACCAAAAACGAAGCAATAAATTATTTAGATTTTGTCTAAACAACGAACTTTTAATATATATATTTATATATATTAATGCCTAAACCAAAATTTTAATCAAGACAAAATGTAAAAAAATCGGAAGTTTCAAACAGGAAGAAAAATAATATATAACCAAGGGTTATTATATTCTTTTCCTTCCTGTTTGGTTTTCTGTGTTCCGGTGGTATTGCTTTATATTGCATTTTTGCCCACGCTTAAAACCGATTTGTGTGCGAACACATTTTTCACCTTTGCAGCAAAACGGCGGCTTTTTGGTGGTGGTGGTGTTAATGTTTTTCAAATCACAAAAACAGGAACGGCGGCGGCATCTTTGGCGGTGGTGGTGTTCCTGTGGCATCTTTGGCGGTGTTCTTTCGCTTTCGCTTTTCTTTACATCTGCGGCGGTGTTCCTGTGGTGGCTGCGTTCCTTATTATATCTGCGGCGGTGTTCCTGTGGTGGCTGTGGCATATATGCACGGCGGCGGCGGTGCTGAAAACAGGCCGCCGCCCCCAGCGAGGCGCGGGGTGCACAACGCGTTAAAGGTTTCCGATCCAGGATAAGAAACCTCTTGGAAGTAATTTAATATATTTAAACAGGAATAAAAAACAAGTAAATGTTTTACGTGAAAACATTTACCTGCTTAATTGAATATATTCAACTATAATTTAATATATTGTTAATTATGTATATGTATTTAACATATAATACCTTATTAAATTAACATTTTAATTGTTAACAGTTTAACATTAATGTGTTAACTGTTTAACACTACCTCATAAGACTCAAACACACCGGATATGGTAATTATCTCTGTATTAATCACTGCAGCGTCGGCCTCGCTTATATTTCCATAAACCTTAGATGTTGGAGATACCAGAATACTATCTTTCTTCTTTTTACTCCACCCCAACAACCTCTGGGTAAGTGCTGTAATATTAATAAACTCACCTATATGCTTGATAGGTCCAATAAGAGTAGCATCATAACTGCTACCTCTTGAATTTGTAACAGCCATCTCATTATTAAACACCAGGATGCTATTTCGTAATTCGTTAGCTATTTTTACAAGTGCTATATTTATCTTATCGAGTGCCGATTGTGTAAAAACTCTCGGCTGGCCGTTGGTGCCAGGATAATGTTTAAAACATACGTTTACCGATGCTTCTGAAAGCTGCGCGTACTTGGCCAGACAAACCAGCTTTACATCGTGATCCATTAAGAACTTATAGAGCGTGTCGCTCGTAACCTTTACTTTTTCCATTGCCATTACCTGTTGTAACTTTAATTATTAACTCGCTGCAAAGGTAAGGTATTATCTTTATAATTCCAAATATTTTAGGTAATATCTTTATTAATTAATATTGTTTAACTAAGAGTATATAAAAACAGCCCCTATACATATTATATAATATAAAAGCAGGGCTCGGCTATCGCAGTCGGGTCCTGCCCCCGGGCTTTCTGTTGCATAAAGCAACGAACCTGCTGGCAGTTAAGCCAGCCCGTCGTCATCGTCGTCATCGGGCTGGGCGTAGGTGGTTGCACCCTTATTCATGCCATGCTTGTTGGGCTGGTAAAGCATCTTGTTTCGCATGGGCACAGGCGGATCCTGAGGATGTCGGCTGAAGCTCTTTCTGGTCGGGTTGAAGCGTCGCTCGTCAATCACCTCGCGGCGCAGGTTCTTGGCCGCACGGAATTTGAGTCGCTTGGTGGCAGGCAGCGTCTTCATCTCGTTCTTACCCTTATACGTGTAGAGGTGCTGGCGCTCGGGCACATCAATCACCGCAAACGTACCAAACCCCTCAATGGGTACACAAGGGAATTTATTCTCGGCCAACTGACATCTGATCTCATCAAACACCGCAGGCAGAACCTGTTCTACTGTAGCCTGGCAAATGCCGCATCGCTTGGTAACTGCAGCAGCAAATTTCTGTAAAAACTTCTTTGGTTGCATGGAAATATAAATAAAATATTAAAGGTTCTTAAAAGTGTGTTACAAATTACACTATAAGTATAAAATCGTTCGCACGGAGGATACAACAGTCGCGCAAGCGACGTCTCTGTCCAGATGCAGTAAACTCCACCAGTCGTGAAGGATACGATCCAGGACCGTCGACATCGACAGCCAGTGTTATACATTCCTCGCCACAGATGTAGTCACCATTCGAGGCAGCTACATACCAAACACGCCATGGGACGCGCTCATGCTTCCCGTTGAAGCACTCGGCCACAAGCCTGAGCTCAGATAATGCAAGCGTCTTCATCAGCGTAAGAGTCTTAACCACCAGGCCTTCTTCTTCACTACCCAGATAGCAGCTGCCACAAGCAGGGCCACCAGTATCAGATTACCGAGCCATATACGTGCCTGTTGCCACCAGGATAAGTCTGCAGGGACTTTCTTCTCGATGACCGTCTCCTTTGCCTGCAGCAGGGAGTCCGACCTTTCGAGCTGCTGCCGCATCATACTCATCGTGGAATCCATCATCTCAATGCGATGGCTAAGTATCTGGATTTCCTGACGGTCAGTCTCGCTGGTGATCTCGCGGACATTATTAATAACTGTTGTCTCCTTAATAATCTTACCTGCAGAGTCGACGACTACATGGTGACTTGTGTCACTCTTCTCGCGAATTGACTGGAACTGCCTCAGGATCGTCTCTCGCCAGGCACTGTCCTGCTGAACAACAGTTTTGGTCTTGATGACTGAGTCCATACGCTCCATCAGCGTATTTATCTTATGCTGCTCGAGGAAGGATGATTCTTTGGTTGTACCACAGCTGCTTATCAGCATAATAATACATACCGCCACCAGAATAATGACGACGGCATAGAACGTAGAACGTCCGTACTCTTTTAAATCTTGTTTGTGCATAAGCTTTTTGTTTGAAACCATCTGCAAGATACAATCCAAAGGGCGTTTTGACAAGGGCTAAAAATCTGGCGCACAAAAAAAACCGGCCCATAAGTAAAAAGTTACAACTTGGGGCCGGAAAATTTCATTATGAAAAAACTGACACTATCGCGCATCACTGCGTTAAAGCATCGGAATAAAAACTTCGCGCCTCACGGCGGAAATAAAAAATAGACTAATAATGAATTTAGCATGTGCCGCGCCCGGCAAGCCGCTTTTTTCAGAAATTACATTCAGTGATTATTCGGGGCAAAGATAAGCAAAAGATTTGTAACTTACAAATAATCAGCGAGTTATCTTCTCTTCGCGCATCTTTTCGCGGTGATTTTTATCAGGTTATCTGGCTGTTGTAAATGCGGCAAATAATATATAACTTACTGATTATCAGTTATTTACAGATAAAAATCGGGGTTATTTATAATTTTTTGAGATTCAAAAGTGGTTTGAAAAATATAAAAATTATCTCTATATATTATATAAAGTATTGATAATCAAGTATTTATCTTTATTTGTGATTATTATTTCATAAGTAGTGGAGTGCGAGGAGTTCCGCGCACGTATGATGAGATTTGACGCATAAATAAGATTTCACATTTCTGCAGTTTTGAAAAACTTTTGCCGAAAAACGGCTTTTTCAGATAATTACCTGTTTTACCTTGCTTAACGTTCTGTGTGTCAATCGGTTACGAATTATCTGGCTTTCAGATAATTATTACCACGAAACACCACCCTTCTCAATGCGTAACTACTTGATAATCAGTAGTTATTTACAATTATCTGAAAACGAAGCGTTATCTCTTGATTTGAGATAAAAACATAGATAAATTAGATAATAGTAAACAGAAAATTCCTATTTCAAAAATTCTTCGTACCTTTGCACCCGAACCTAAAAATATAAGCGAATGGAAAGGAAATACAAGACACCTGTGATTGCATGGCTGAAAGTAACAGACTATATACACGGCTGGCTGCAGAGCGAGCTGGCTGGGGCTGCCATGGTCAAGGAGCAGCATGTGGTATGCGTGATGCACCTCGCAGGCATAAAGGAAGCCATGAAGATTGAAGCTACAGAGGATGTGCCTGGCCAGCCCTCCGACGTGAGTTACGCCATGAGCGCGACCAGACACAACTGTATAGAAGCGGGGTTAAGGTTAGATCCCGATGAAATCAAGAACGTGTTCGGTATCGACCGCGAACAGATGCAGCTGTATGTCCCCATAGAATGCCCGGCCATGTATATGAATGCCAACGGTGTCTTACGTCCGTGGACGCTTGATATCAGCTTCAGCCGCGACCAGGCCAACCAGCTGCTCAGGATACTGCGCCACGAGTTCTGGCAGGCAGTGACCAGGTTCGATAAGGAGTTCGCCGAGAAACAGCACGGTAAGAGATACACCGCCAAAGAGATGATAGAGGCCTTCTGTACAGCCACCAAGACCTGCGACGTCTATGTAGAAGCCATGCGACGCGAATGGCAGCGTAGACAGAAACGCACCGCCTCCCCTACCCTCGCATACTCTTGCCCTCGAACAGCACAACGTGTGTGATGGCCTTCAGGCGGTCGAGTGTAGGTTCTCCGTAACGTTCCTCGATACTCGGATAGTTTATCTGCGCGTGTTTGGTAGTGCGCAGGTTGGTTGTTATAATCAGCAGCGTGCCTGTACGCTCCGCCTTATCCACAAGCTCGCAGAACGGCTTTCGCCTGTTGCCGAAAGTCACCGTCTCTACAGCCTCGGTGCCAAGGTCGTCAATGATGATAATACGGTTATGGCCGCAGAACGCCAGCAGCTCGTCGATACGCCTGGTCATATCAGGAGCGGTAACCACCAGCGGTGCCTCGATCTCAAAATGACGCTCGAAGAGATATGGCAGCGCCTGGCAGCAGATAACGGACTTGCCAAGGCCGCATGAGCCTACGCATATCAGACCGCGACTCTTGTTATCGCCAAGCCATCTGGCCACCTCCTCATAGGCATTTATCCACTTAGCCTCAGGAACATGTTTCAGTATTGCCCCCCACAGCTCTGCACGTGGGTCGCTCTTGTCTATGCCGAAATGTACGGGATAATTGATTACCATATCTCTTGCTCTTTATAATTGTCAGTATTCTCCGGGTTCCCTGAAGGAACCTCTTCGTCCTTAATCTCTTCTGCCGGCGTGAAGCACTTCGCTTCCTCCGTACGTATATACTCGTCGATGGACTTATACACCCAGGCAGCCAGGTTCTTCACATCCGAGTGCTGTCCGGCCAGGAACTCGTCGTGCCATGTCTGCAGCTGGCAGATGAAGCCGGGCATGATGACAGGCGTGACACGGCGCATCAGCGCGCGGGCCTGGTTGATGTGCAGGTGGAAGAAGTCTATCATCATCTTCTGGCAGATCTCCTTGTTGGGCGCATAGTCGTTCTGCTTCTGGATATTACGGCCGGCCTCTGTCGGCAGGATGGTGAAGGCCACCGCATCGGGACGCTTGTAAGACGGCAGCGGCGTGCCGCGCAGCAAGCCCTGATAGGTGAAGGTGAAGTCGGCTCCCCCACTCTCGGCCAGCTTATCGAGTTCCTTCTGTGCCTGGTTCAAGACCTTGTCGCAGAACTGGCTCCACGAGCTGTAGCGGTTCTCGCGCTCCGGCTCGTCGATGTCGCGTACGAATCCGAGACGTGTACGCAGGTCGCGCATGGAAATGGTGAACTTCTCGCCATGGTACCGCCACTCCTCCGAGAGGTAGATATAGAGCGGGTACGAGAAGCTGGAGCGCAGGCGGCCAGCAGTATAGCCCACAAAGCGCGTGTAGTTGGAGAACAGATTGATGTCGAGCGTGTTCTCGGCTATGAGTCGCGGTATGATCACCTCGAAGTCAGTACCGACGAACTTGCCGTTCTCTCGCCGACCCTTAATCTGCATCAGGTTCTCCGTACGGTAGTTGTTCTCCTCGTTCTTTACCGGGATGAAGCACTGTACGTGTGTGAGCGACAGCAGCGCGGCACGTGCCTCGTCATAATGCGAGTCGTCGGCGATATCGCTCAGGTGCAGCTTAAACACCACATCACCCTCGTTATAAGTGCTGTCCTTCTGGCGCTTGACCTCGAACTCGTCGGTAATGAAGTTAAGATACAGCTGACCGTCCTTGTCGACATGTGGCATCTTGGCGATATCCCACAGTCCCTGCAGACGCTGGAGTACGGCGATAAGCACACGATAGCCCGTCACCTTGTTCATCATCGGGAGATGGGCCAGCTGGCGAGGCTGCGTAATCAGGTCCTGAAGCGTCAGCGTAACATCTTTCTTCTTCTTTTTATTGGCCATAAGAATGGAATTATAAGTTGTAACTGGCTGCAAAGATAAAAATTAGTTTTGAAACTTCCAAATATTTTTGGGAATTTTTTCAGTTTTCATATAAAATTCTTTTGTTTTGATTATCAAGTAGTTATAATTTCGCGCCTTTTATTTCGGAAAACACCACCTACTAATTCGGTAAACCTATACTACTATTTCGGGCAACCTACTCACCTACCAACTCGGAAAACTACCACCTACCATTTCGGTAAACCTCAAGGCTAAATACCCACTAACTCGGTAAACCTATACCTACTATTTCGGGTAACCGACACCCACCAAACCGGCAAACCAGCACCCACCATCTCGGAAAACCTATACCTACCAACCCGGAAAACTATTTTCCGTAACTAACTGATTTTCAGCGTGGTTTTCCGTTGTTATATATATATTCTATATAGGGTTCTATATATAGTGTATATATCATTTCGATTCGAGGAAAGCTTTTTTTTGGGGTCTTTTTCTTTCTTTTTTTCTTTTGTTTAGGTGCGGCTTCGCCTTTTTTTCTCTCTATGCAGCCCATAGTCCTACAAGGCAAAGCCCCTGTCTACGCGGGTTTCCGGCAGAGTTTTCCGAATTGGTAGGTGAAGGATCTCTTCCAGATGTAGTTTTCCGAATTGGTAGGTGAAGCGTAAGGTTTTCCGAATTGGTAGGTGGCCGATGGCTTATAAACAAAAAAAACCCCCGGGAGAGTTACAAACTCCCGGGGCCTTACCTCCGCTGAGATAAAATATCGAATTGTTTATAAAAAATCCGCCACATGTCGGTGCGGCTTTTATTGAGTTGCAAAGGTACGACTATTTTTTGAAACGGCCAAATATTTAGGAGAAAAATTTCTTTCCGTCGCCATAAAGTAGGGCTAAAAGGTCTTCATCACCCACAATACGCGCGATATGATGGCCTGATGACTCCTGTTTCTCGATGTCGCACAGTTTCTTGAATCCGACGTTTATCTGGCCGACAATCACAGCATCTGTCTTGCTGGTGACACCTTCGGTACGTTTGGCACCCATCATCTCCAGCGCGGTCTTGATGTCTGCGCGTCCGATCTGGAACACACCTGTCAGGACCACCTTCTTACCTCTGAGAGGATTGTCAGGCGTGATGTCGAGACTACTGAAATCTACCCTACCCTCGTTCTCGCCAGGCAGCTTGTCTCCTTTGTCGAACACGTCCACAATACGCATAGGCGCACCTGTGTATGTCGACGACAGCTCACAGAGCACATCTTCATCGCCAGAGGACGTGTCGCTGTAATAGTCCAGGAACTCGCCCAGATGCAGCGTGCGTTTCGCCTGATGCAGCTTGCGCAGCTGTTCGGCGTTGACAGGCACATTACTCCAGTTGGGCTGGAACCCTTCCAGCCATTTGATGATGATTCTGGCACACATCTCTGCGTCGGCCAGCGCGTCGTGATGGTTCTCGCAAGGGACGTCCAGCGCCATGCAGCACTGCTCCAGACCGTTACCTTTGTTAGGCTCACAGTCGGGACGCTGGTACAGGTCGCGGCTGTCGTAGATACGGTACGGTCCGTCCTCGATACCATGGTAGCGCAGGTTCTTCTCCAGTACAGGACTTTCCACAGACACGGCATTATGCGCCCATATCTGGCGGTCACGCAGGTACGGCTCTATCTCGGGCCATACCTCCTTGAATCCCGGCGAGCATACCGTGTGGAGCGGCGTGATGTGATGGATGTTCATACAGCGCTCCTCGTAGTGGTTTTCAGGCGGACATATCAGCCATGACTTCCTCTCGATGATGTCGAGGTTGTGTGATACGACCAGTCCTACCTGGCAGATGTGCTGTGCGCTGTCCGCGTACTCGATGTCGATGGCCACAAAGTCAAACTTCGGTACCATGTGGTTAAAATTGGTATTCATAGACTTAATTGATTAGATGATTAGATAATTATTTACTTAAATGCTTAATTGCTTATTTGCTTGTTTGCTTAGTTCCTTTCCGCTGGCCGCGTGGCGGGCGATTACGAATCTCCTCATAACGGTTATTAAAATCCTCTGCAGTCATAGAACCATCATTATACAGTTTCTCTATGATGGCCAGTTCGACAAAGTCCTGGCGGGTCATATTCGAGAATCCGCTGATGTACATACTGACAAGGTTGTACTCGCTCATTGGTATCTGCGGATTAGGCAGGCGCATAAAGCGAGGTGCATCGGTTGTCTGTTTGGCTGATGAAACCGGAACCTGTACTACCGGCTTCTGTTCTTCTGTCTGATGCTCAATGGCTGCAACGGTGGTAGCGGCCTGTACCAATGTATCCTGGAATGAACTACCACTCCCCCTCTGCATCTGTTTAAATTTGTCTTTTGCCATAATATCTGCTTATTTAATTAATTGCTTAAATGCTTATTAAATTTATAGCTTATTTCCTTAAATGCTTATCTGCTTATTTAAGTACCTGCTCATAAGCTTAAATACTTAATCGCTTATCTACTTATATGCTTAATTGCTTAAATACTTAATTAAGCATACTTCTTCAGATACTCTGCGGCCAGTGCCGTATAGTCCTCTGCGGCGCGTCCGCTGCCGTATGTAGAGAACACGTCCTCACGCATGGCCTGGCTCTCTGTCACATCCTTACTGCGTCTGATGGAAGTCTTGAATGTCTCGTTGAACATCTCACGAATCTTAGGCTCGTAGTATTTGGTAGAACGCAGTTGCGCGTCTATCTTGGTAATCAGGATACCCTGACACTTCAAGCGGCCTTGTCCGCGATCGACGTTACCAGCAGCGACCGCAATATTGGCCATACCCTTGACACTGGCTTCCTCAAGCTCTGTCGGAATGATGTAGCCGTCGGCTGCATAGAAGGCGTTGTAGGTCATGCGTGACATAGCCGGCTGTGTGTCGATGAATATGAAGTCGAACATCGTCTGGATATCCGTAGTATCTTCGCCCGTGGTGGGGGAAAGTTCTCCCGTATGGTCGTCAACCTTGCGTTTAAGAACAAGACTCAGCAGATCGTTGGGGTCCGGACGCATCGAGAGAATGGCGTCGATGCCGTTGAGCTTTACAGATGCAGGCGTGAAATACAGGCCGTTCTCAGCCTTATATACGGGTAATCCTTGCTGCTCGTTACATAGTGCCGTGTAGATGGTTGGCGAACCGTCAAGCTCACACTTGTCATCCCAGCCGAGGAAATAGGAGAGGTTACGCTGCGGGTCGCAGTCGATAACAAGAACACGATAACCTTCAATGCGACGGGCAATGGCCGAAGCGAGGTTCAATACTGTAGAGGTCTTTCCAGCACCTCCCTTGTTGTTTGACACGGCTACGATATGACGCAGCTGATGTGTCTTGGTTTTCTTAGACATGATATTCGCAATATTTAAAAACGTTGTAACTTTGGTGCAAATATACGCTTATTTAAGCAAATAAGCAAATAATTAAATGATTATTTAAGCAATCTTAACTTTAGGGAGTCTGATATGCTGCCCTTGATTTGGAATTTCATTATATGTATCTTGCGCCTAAAAGACAATATGAAGTCTTCAAAAAGCGGAGTCTAATTATTTCCATAAGGTTAAGTTATGATACAGAAGATCCAGATTAACGAGTATCTCAAGCGAATCGACACGATGTCGGTTTCGGAGAAGCAGGACTACCTTGAAAGGGTAGGGGAGTGGCTTGGGAAGAAAGCCAGGCTGCTGGCAGGTAAGGTGAACGATCCGTCCGCTGCATTCCAGAACGCCATACAGATGAGTGTCGGCTGGAACGACAGCGAGTGCCAGGCATGGACGGAGGGTGTGCGCCTGATGACGGCGCTGACAGGCAAGGAGAACACATGGCTGCCTGACATGCTCTATGTGAAGTCGGGTGCCAGAGGTATCAAGCGTATCGTGAAGCTGCTCAGTGCTGTCGCCCAGGAGCAGGGCACCTCCAGCCAGACGAAGACGCCCGGTACACAGAAGCCTGCAGGTGGGAGTAGTGCGAGTAATGGCCGTGTCGCTGACATCCATCAGAACACTCAAGAGACGCTGAAGCATACGGCGGAGAAGCCGAAGCCCGTCCGCCCCAAGCATATCGACCAGTACGTCCACCTGCTGCCCAAGAAGACACAGGAGCGTGCCGCCTCGGTAAGGGGGCTGCTGCGTGACCTGGACAAGGCACGTGAGAACATGAGCATGCTGGCAGAGGCGAATGCCCATCCCGACAAGCTGGCTACATGGGCCAAGACGGCCACCAGTATCGACAACAGGATCAAGGCCATCTACAGGGAGCTGGATGCCGAGTGGGACAAGCTCGTGGAAAATGGCAAGGTGGAGGTCGACATCTTCGGCAATGCGCACATCAACGACCTTGCCGATGAGGAGAAGAAGGACCGCAAGCCCGGTCGTCCGCCTATGACCGACGAGCAGAAGGCTGAGAAGAAGGCTGAGCAGAAGGCTGAGAAGAACGCCAAGCGCCTGGAGTATCTCAAGAAGTATCTGCGCGATTCACGCACGAAGGATACGCCCGAGCGCAGGAAGCAGTGGCAGAAGAACTTCAAGGAGCTCCTGAAGCTCGGCGGTGAGGTGACGGATGCCATTAAGCGTGCCGCAGAGGTCTATCAGATTGATTTGGAAACCATTAAATAGTTATGCCTATGTATGCAGTACAGAAAAGAGACTTCATGGGACAATGGGTAGACATGTTCCATGCTCAGATGTTCGAAGACGCGGATAAGTTCCGCAAGGACGTGGCCAGCCTGGCCAGGGTACAGACAAGAATCATTCAACAGTAGACGCTATGACTTTTCACGGAATTGTACATCAGTGGTGTAAGTGCTATAAGCCGATGCTTGATACACCCCAAAACCGCAGGTTCTATCTGACGGACTCTACCCAAGGCGTTGTGGAGATGGCCAAGGGTATCGCCAACCAGTTCTCTCCTTGCGTGGTCATGGAATCGAGTATAGAGGGTGGGGGACCTTATACGAAACCCAGCCGTAACTACCCGATCTATTTCTTCGTCAGGGCGGAGAAGCAGCGCGACGGCAATGATGCCGCGATAGCCAAGGAGGAGGCATGGTACCATGCCCGTAATTTCCTGACATGGCTCTATGCGAAGCATGAGGAGCAGGTCAGCAGCTGTATCAACGGCGACTTCGCCAGGATCGACATCGAGAACATCGGTTTGGATGTCACGACCGTCGGACCGCTTGAGAACGGCTGGTATGCGGTGCTGATACAGTTCGAGCGTGTCGAGCCGCTCGATCTGTGCGTCGACGAGGATATGTACGAGAATATCGGATGCGATGGGCAGGAATAAGGATAAGGATAAGGAGCCGAAGGACGGACAGTTCGTCGTTACCGACCTTGACGCCATCAAGGAGAACGCCCAGGCGGCTGTGGAAGCCTTCGCCCAGCGTTACCTCTCCATGCCGAGGTTCGATATCGGGGTGGAGGTGATGGACAAGTCGCAGCTGCGTGACGCGATGGGGCTGCGTGCCACCTTCGAGTCCGGCGACCCGTGGCCCGCTGCCGAGAAGGAGCTGCTGAGCCATGGTTTCCGCTGGCATAGCCTCGGCGGTATGCGTGTGATGTTTGTCAAGGAACGTCCCGGCTACGAGCCTGATGACGGCTGGAACGACGGAGTGGAAATCGTTTAACTAAAAAAAGAGCTTATGAACAACCAGATAAAGATAGCGGCCGCACTGTTCGGCATCATGGCGCGCAGCAGGGCTTACAGACCAAGCGAGTTTTATGATACGGGCCATGACAAGAGCCCTGCAGACCGCAGATATATGGAGATGCGTGACAGGCACATGAAGGAGCGTAACCACCGCCTGAATCCTGTCGACCTCTCGGAGAGGGAGTTCTATATCAAGGGTGAGCTTATCATGGCTCACGACAAGCGGACGGCACAGAAGATCTATGCCATCCGTCATAAGGACAAGAAACGCAAAAGACGATAACTATGGCTAAGATTGAGATTCTGGCGCCGTTTATCCTCTCGTGGGAAGGCGGCTACAACAAGGTGAAGGGCGACAAGGGCGGTGCCACCAACAAGGGTGTGACGCTGGCTACCTGGCGCAGGTACGGTTATGACAAGGATGGTGATGGCGACATCGACGAGCGCGATGTCATGCTCATCACGGAGTATGACGCCATCTACGAGATCATGAAGCCGGTATACTGGGATAAGTGGCGGGCCGATGAGATAGAGTGTCAGGCCGTTGCCAACCTCGTGGTCGACTGGTACTGGAACTCGGGTGCCTATGGCATCAAGCTACCGCAGAAGATCCTGAGCGTCGCCATGGACGGTGTTGTCGGCCCGAAGACCATCGCGGCCATCAACAGCTATCCTGACCAGAAGGCACTGTTCCAGCAGCTGTGGAAGGAGCGCAAGGCATTCTTTGAGCGCCGTGGCGCCATCCCCTCACAGAAGAAGTTCCTCCCGGGCTGGCTCAACCGCCTGAACGGAATAGGGTGGGACAGGCTCATCTGTAACGACAAGAAAAAGACGGTCATCAAATGGTAGGCTTATGGGAGAGGTTTTATCACAGGAACTACAGAGATGGTCGCTGCTGCACTTCGAAAGCGGGGTGCCTATCTGCGACATCAACATACGCAAGGAGAACAAGGAGCGCCTGGCGAGGGTGAGCCATGTGTACTTTCAGTGGATCAAGAACCCGTTCCTGGACTATGACCAGATGCTCCGCCAGCTGTGCAAGGGGAAGTTCGCCGATGCACCGGCGGAGTGCCATGCCGCACAGAAGGACCAGGCACTGATGAAGTTCGTCATCGAGCATGTGTCACCGCCGTCGCGCAAGGTCTCGGAGGCCAAGGTGCGCGCTGCTGCAGACAGGATGATGCGTATCGGCATGGAGACCGACGATGTCATGGCGCTCGACAAAGGCTCGAAGCGCCTGATGGAGCTCGACCGCCTGAACCAGCCGGAGTCGGATCAGGCTGACATGAACAAGATTGCCTTCCTGCCTTCTGTCGTCGTCACGGATATCCGTGAGGTCGACGATACCAAGGAGAATATTGATGACGAGGAGACAAAGCGCATCATTGCCAAATATGGCGCTTATGTCGACGAGAAGCATAAGGCCGTCGATGACAAGGTCGCCCTGATGGAGGCTGCCAGCGGCATCGGTGCCGAGGAAATGAATAGCGAGGAGGAATGAGAAAGGGAAACGTAAAGAAATCAGACGTATGTACGCCTCAGAGGGAAGCTGAGTGTCCCTTGAAGAAGTTCTGTTCAAAAGACAGTCCTGCATGCGTCGTTTATTAAGGAGAGTTATGGCAAGAGACTGGAAAGGCGGGAACGCTTCGACGTTCAAGACGATAGGTGCGAGTAACCACTGCAGCAAGGACCGCGCAGACAAGGACTACTATGCCACCGAGCCGGCAGCTACCGAGTGGCTGTGCAAGATAGAGCAGTTCAGTAAGGATATCCTGGAGCCCAGCTGTGGCGAGGGACATATCAGCAAGGTGCTTACAGCACACGGGTATCACGTTGTAAGCCGCGACCTTGTAGACCGTGGCTTCGGCGAGGTTGCTGATTTCCTGTCTGCAGACAACAAAAAGTGGGAAGGTGATATCATCACCAACCCGCCGTATGCCTTTGCGCAGGAGTTCGTGGAGAAGGCGCTGGAGATTATCCCCGAAGGCCGTAAGGTGGCCATGTTCCTGAAGCTGACGTTTCTGGAGGGCAAGCGTCGCGCGTCGCTCTTCAATTCTACCCCCCCCCATTCGCGTATGGGTCAGCCGCTCACGCTTCAAGTGCGCCAAGAACGGCGACTTCGACGAGGCACCCGGCAGTGCTACGGCCTACGGCTGGTTTGTCTGGGAGAAGGGATATACAGGACATCCTGAGATAAGGTGGTTTAACTGATGTGATCTATGAGCAGAATAGGTTCCAACCCGAATGTGAGCAGCGACCGTCTGGAGGCGCGTATGCTGCCTGATGTCGACGAGCTGCAGCCCGAGGAGAGCGGGGCGGTGGACTATGCTCACGATGGTGTGCATAAGGTCTATCTGAACCGCTGGCAGAAGGAGGTGCGCAACTTCGGTTCACGTACCACCTATGTGCGTGCCGGTCGTGGTACCGGCAAGACCTCGTTCATCGGTGTCCACATGGTGGATGTCACCATCGGGCTTCCCCGTCAGATGGGCGGCTTCGTCGGTGCCAGTGCCAAGCAGCTCTATACCCGTACGATGCCGAATGCCCTGAAGGTCGTCAACTCCCTGGGCTTCGAGCAGTTCTATTTCTTAGGACAGGCACCGGCCAAGCTGCACTGGGACTACCCGCTGGCACGTCCGCGTAACTGGGAGAATATCGTGCATTTCTCCAACGGGTTCTGCTGGCAGATGCTGTCGATGGCAGTGCGTGGATCGGGTAACGGTCTGAACCTCGCGGCACTTATCGGTGACGAGACCAAGTACCTGCCATGGCAGCGCGTGAAGGAGGAGATACTGCCTACGCTGCGTGGTGACTTCATGCCGCCTGCGGCCCGCAAGACGCAGAAGAAGACGTGGGGCTACGGTACCGACCCGAAGGTCAACAACCACTGGCTCAGCCAGCTGTGGGTGTCGGATGCAGGACTGACGCAGGCACAGTCGCTCTGGGAGCGCGAGAAGGATACGCAGAGTTATGATGTCAACGACCAGCTGACGACGATGATGGCCGAGCTCAAGTACCTCGAGAAGCACAATCCGAAGGCTGCGGTAGCACTCGCGCAGAACGACAACTTCCTCAGACAGCTGCACCGGCTCAGGACCGACAGCACCTGCTTCTGGAACTTCTCCAGTGCCGAGAACCTCAGTATGCTCGGACTGGCATGGTTCCGTGATATGCAGCGACAGATGCCGCCGCTGCTTTATGCGCTGATGATACTCGGTGCCGAGAAGGGAGCGGCCAAGGACGGTTTCTATTGTAACCTGGATATCGAGACGATACACGGCTATCTGGAGGAGGAGTACAGTGTGGAGTACGGCGACAGCTATTCGATGCTGGCCGACAAGTACACCATTAAGAAGAAGGGCAAGGCACTCGACTCTACCAGATGGATGCAGGAGGTGGAGACGGAGCAGCTGGACCTCGATGAGCTCGGGCGACTGGGTGACGAGGATACCTGTGAGCTCGATATGGACCTGGCATACGACGAGCCGCTCCTGCTGGCCTTCGATGCTAACGCCAACCTGTCGTGCTTCGTCATCGGACAGCTGAGAGGCGAGGACGTATTGGTACAGCGCTCTATATTCGTGATGAACGAGAGAAAGCTCAGGTCCCTCTGCAGGGACTTTGCAAGGATATACAGGCCGTTCCTGCGCCGGGGCTGCAAGGAGGTCATACTGTACTTTACGGCTACCGTCAAGCAGGGCGCTTCGACAGCCTATGCCGTTGAGAACGGTGATGACAACCGATTCGACCGCGTGGTCACTCAGGAGCTGACAGACCTTGGGTTCAAGGTGACAGCCATTGATACGGGAGCAGCCCTGGCGCATGCCGTGAAGTTCCAGCTGATGGCCGACCTGATGTCGGGTGCCCAGAAACCGAGAATCAGGATCTGCAAGTCTCCTAACCGGAACACCTACCTGATACCTGCCCTCGAGAATGCCGGCCTGAAGCCAGGTACTTTCTCGAAGGATAAATCAAGAGAGAAACTCAAGGCGACAGATGAGGAGAGTCTTGGCGGAGATCCTCGCACCAGGACAGATATCACAGATGCCTTTGACGACCTCATTATAGGCGTGAAATATCACGGCCTGAGTCCGCGTACAAGGATAGGCGGTGCATTGAGAGGCAGGTATAAGAACCTGATAATACCGAGAGGATGAATATTCTCTGCCCTTGATTTTGGCGGGGTGTGCGTGTATTTTTGCAGTAGAATAACAACATAAGCTATGGGTAGAAATAATAAAAGCAAGAGCGACGTCGGATTCATACACAGACCGAGGACGCAATCGGAGTTCAACCAACTGCACAGACGATTGACGTCCCAGAGGTATGTTGCCATCGACCTGCTGAAGCCGGGTAAGGTGCGTGACATCTCGCTGGCTTTGGGTGACGCGGCAGCAGCCGGCGCACAGGATATGGCTGTAAGTATGAATGCAGGAATATGGTGCAATGGCCCGCTCAGCAAGGTCGCCTGGAGTTTCGACGGCCGTACAGACACTGTCGAGCACGTGAAAGACAAGGACGGCAACGATCTTGGCGACTACGTGAAGTGGGGTGCAGGCGACAATATTCCGAGCGTTATCCCGCCACTGGCCATGTCAAGCCCCTATACTGGCGCACCTCTGCGCTATATTGCCGACCTGATAACAGGACTTGGCGCACGGCTGATGTACCGGTTCCCTGACGGTGAGCTGGTAGAGTACCGGGATGCCGGGGCGCGGCTGCAGAAGGAGATCGACGAGCTCGAGAAGAACGAGCCGGATACGGATCCTGTTGAGAAGCAGCTGCTCGACGACGGTCTTGTGGCCGTAGGACGCGAGCCTGCCAGAAACGAGTCGCCAGCCCTGAAACGCGCCCGCGAGGCTCTGGAGAAATGGGAGAACTCCTGGTATGGATTTGACGTGAAGTCTGACGACGATATTACCTACGTGCCTGGTGCCAAGCTGTTCCTTGAAGAGAACAATCTCGACCTTCACATGTCGCAGTGTATGCAGGACAATGTGATGCTCGATATCTATTTCCCGACTGTCGGACTGCAGCGGGGACGAGCCCGCCGATGGGACTATCCCGTAAAGCCCAGGATCACACGAGTCGATATGCTGCCAGCGTATTCGTGCAGACTGGGTACTATGGACTCCAACAGATACATCCATGATGTGTTCTTCAGTGACAGTCTCAGGACGAAGGGTTCTACAGGTGCTACTACCACCACTCCGGGAGATGCCACGAAGGACAAGTCCTTCAAGAGATATCCGTGCGCCATGCCGCAGCACATGCTGTCGGAGATCCAGTATATCGTAGAGAGTAACCTGAAGAAGCGTATCAAGGAGAGACCCACCTGGATCGTCTGCCCGACATTCTATCCGTCTCTTAACAAGCCGTTCTATCCGCAGCCTGCATGGTGGAGTGTCTTCACCTCGAAGGCTTTCGACTTCTCGGCCACGGTACTTTACGACAAGTATAAGCAGCGCGACAACAACACGACATTCTCTCGTTGTTATTATGTGAGTCTCGATTATCTGGACCGGGTGTTCGCCGACGAAGGATATCAAGGCAATCCAGATAAGCAGCAGGAGTTTATCGAGCAGCTCGACCAGTCGATGGAGAGCTTCCTTCAGCACCGCGAGAACAACGGTAAGGCTATGCGCCAGTGGATGTGGACAGATCCTGACGGCAAGGAGCACAAGAACATCGAGGTGGTCGATTTCAAGGATACAACCAACGATGCGGTAAAGGCCGGAAAGGAGGAGCTGGAACTTTCTACGAGTCCTATCTTCCTCGCACTGCAGGTTGACCCGCGTCTGGTCGGAGTGCCCATGGCAGCAGCTTCGAATGGCGGCACAGCCCTGCGCGAGATGCACCTGCTGAAGCAGCAGCAGCTATCCGTACAGAAACGCAGCTACGAGAGGTTCCTGAATGTCATTGCGACCTACAATGAATGGGAGCGGGCGGAGTTCCATGTGATTGACCAAACGCTCACAACGCTTGATAACAGTAAGACCGGTACGGTAGAGACAATATCAGGAAAAGAGGTTTAAGAAATGATTTTAGGTTTTTAGTTATTCATAGAAGATTAGGTTTGATTAGATTGTTAGTAAAAAGTATGTAGGTGGCTGTGAAGTTACCTACATACTTTGTTATCTGGCTTTCCTCAGTACCCTGTCAAGGCCGTGCCTGAGTCCCATCAGTAATCTCTTGATGCAGAGGAACGCCAGGCGGTAGTCCGTCTCGCTGACGACTATCTTCCCGAGTCCTTCCATGCGCACACCTCCTGAGAGCATGACTTTCAGCACGTATTGGCGTGCCGGGAAATACTCTCCAGGCAGATAATCCAGAACCTTGAGTATGTGCTTCCTGTGCCTGAGTACGCTGTTGAGCATCCTTTTCTTCCTGCGACGCGGCATGCGGCCATGGAGGTTCAGCAGCTTTCGCAGGGTCTTGTCGTACTCGGGTGTGGTTTCAAAGACGAAGTTTGCTGAGCAGGCAAAGCCTTTCTTCTCTTCCTTCGGCTGGTTCCCTTCGGTTCCGTCGGCATGCTCCAGAGGTATCTCATGCAGCGGTGTATCCGTACCTGCCTCGAAGTCCTTCTGTGGGCAGACATACAGTTTGCCAAGCCCTGCCGGTGTGGTTTTAATCTTATTCATACGCTATATCCTGTTTTTTAATTTGTTTCCTTTTCCATCCAGCAAAGGCGCGGTTGCCGTTCTCGAGGCGGACTTCCTTGACATGGTCCTTGTCCTTGTACAGGCTGAACTTCCTGGCGAGGTACCAGATGGTATCTATCTTCGTTCCGAAGTGCTCGGCGCACTCCCTGTCCGTATGTGTGGGAAAGTATTCGCGCAGACTCTCGATAAACGCCTTGTCGTCTTCCTTTTTAGCCCGGCGTATGCCGTTGGTATAGGCGATGGTTTTGATTGTGCCGACGCTGATGTACAGCTCCTCTGCGAGCTTCTGCAGATCTTCGGCGCTGCCTTTCTGAAATACCTCTGCGATACGCTTCAGGCGCCATGCCTTGAACTCATCAGAATATCCTCCGAACTTCTTCGACCTCGAATAGTCCATGAACGCCTTGGTCTTGACGAGCCCGAGCCTGCGGGCATAGCGCCGGACGGTCTTCGGGTCGATACCGAGCGCCTCTGCCAGGTCGCTGTTCCTCGTGTCGCTGAAGTGCTGCCTGAGGTACTCTTCTATGCGCTGGCGCCTCTCCTTGCCTATAGAGGTGCGGTTGCCTGTAGACCAGCGCTTGCGCATGTACGACTTCGTCTTCTTGATGCCGAGCTTTCCGGCAGCGCGGGACACGGTGTAGTAGTTTGCGCATGTCTGCTCCGCCACGTCGGAGGTGGGGTTGTCGGCATACTCGCTCCTGATGGCGCTTAACATGCGCTCCCTGTGCTTGTTGATCGGCTCTGACAGAGAAACGGAGTGCGGGGGCGGTGCAGCCTTGGTTACCGTTGTCCTGTCCTCTATGTCGATGTGGTTCTTCTGTATCTGGTATATGACCACCGACGCCGGGAGATGAAGGATTCTGGCACACTCCTTGGCCGTATGCTCCTGATAGAGCGCACGCAGCTTGTCTACGGTCTCCTGGGAGACCTTCCTGTAGCGTTTCTTTGACTTCTGATTTTCCATTTTAGGTTTGTAACTTTTAGATTGTGGCTGCAAATATACGGAAAATATCCGGCAGTATTATGATTTTGGGAGTTAATTTTCCTAAAAACGTATGAACCGCCCTTGACCTTCGGGCTTTGGAACCTTATCTTGCAGGTATAAACATGAAGCGCTTATGAGATGGTTAGGTAAGATATTCCAGCGGAAGGAGAAGCAGCAGCCACAGCCTCTGATGATAGAGGGGGTGGGGCAGGCACCTATGACGCCAGAGCCCGACGATGCGGAGCTGGCGGCACAGGCACTGATGGAGCTGATGGTCCAGAAAGGCAGGAAGGCAAAGCAGCCTGAGAGTGAAGAGAAGATAACGGCACCTGAGCTGACGAAGGAGCATTACAGCCAGCTGGCCAGGAAGATACGTATGGCGCATGCCGATGCCGCGCTGCGTGCCATGCGCTTTATCACCTTCTGCGAGCAGGAGCTGCAGAACGACAGCCTGCCGCTCACGGGACCCGGGTCACTGCAGCTGCTGGAGGCGGAGCTGTACAAGCGCTTCGATACCGCAGAGCGTGAGGGAGGAGACCTGAAGCGCCGCTGGCAGCACTGTCTGGCCGAGGTAACTGTCAGGATGATGCGTGCATCTGAGTCAGTAAGTGCTTCGGATTCCTCGGAAAACGAAATTACACAGTAAGGGAAATCTCTGCCCTTGATATTGAAGCAGAAAACAAGTATCTTTGATATATAAAAATACGACAGAGGGAACATGACGTCATAATTCCATTGTATTTGTTTGTGCAGGTAGTGTCTTTGCTGCCTGCACTTTTGTTTTTTCTTCCGCGTCTGCCCTTGATTTGCAAGCTCTATTACTGTATTTTTGAACCATAAAAAGTATATAATATGGCTGTATCCATTATTGACGAACGAAGTTGGGCAACCGATAAATACGGCGATCAGGTATTGTCGTGGAAATGGAATTGGCGTGATGAAAGAATCATGTCATGGATAAACAATTTCGTGAATATTACTGGCAGGGATACTAAACAGAATGTTGAACGTCAGCATATAGGGAAAAGCGGAAGGCTGAAACGTTCTCTGGTATGGAAAACATTTGCGGCAAGTAATGGTGACGTACAGGTGTTTACGGCCAGGTATTTGTATTACGCTAAGTTTGTGGAGTTGGCTTTAGGTAAGAATAATCCATATAACGGCCCCGTCCCTGACATTCCACAGCCTCGATGGCAGCCTATTACGGTTCCCTCGAGAATGCGAAAAGCAAAGCCCCATGTTGTTACGGAGATGCGTAAACAGGCTGGCAAATTCGCCACTATGGCCCGCAAACACTTCTCGTTTGTAGGAACAGTGTTCATGGTATATGCCATGGGCAATACCCAAAGTGCAGCAGCCGCTGTAAACAGGGCTCTCTTTTGGTCAAGTCGAAAAGAAAGAACAACACGATAAACTAATATTTATATGGCAGCAAGACATGACATCATCCATATTGACTTTCAGGCTAATGCCGGTAAAGCCAATGCCGCACTTCAGGCTCTGCAGACGGAATCAAAAAAGGCGAGAGACGAGGTCGATCGCTTGAGAAAAGAGTTGCAGAATGCCCGTAACACCAATATGCCTGTTGACCAGATTCAGAAGCTTGAGACAGAGCTGAAGAATGCTGAGCGCGTATCAAAACAATGGCAGGGGGCCCTTCAGAACAACATGAAGGGTGTGCGTGCTCTTGACGAAGCTATCAAGCAGTTTAACAGAGGGAAAGGTAGTGTAGAAGGCATGAGCGCAGCCTTGAGCAAGGCTGCACGTAATGCTGCACAGTTGGCGCAGTCGCGAGTGAAAGTAGGTTCGCAAGAATGGAAGGAGATGGATGCGCTGATAGTAGCGCTTGATGAAAATATCCTTAAAGCCAACAACGACCTCAAGGCCTTGGTTCAGACAATCAAGAGTGGGGGAGGCGTGAGTCAGGCTACCCTATCACAGGCAAAGAGAGATCTTGAGCAGCTTTTGACACTCGAGGTTCGTGGCTCTAAGGAGTGGAAAGTCTATGATCGGCAGTTGAAGGTTGTCACCGCAGAACTTGGTAGACTGGCAGAAGTAGAGAAGAAGGCAGCACAGGCAAGCCAGATCACTGCTATGAACAAGCAGATGAAGAACCTGAAGACACTGTCGGCTGCTGCCCTTGGTGATACCAGGCGGTTCTGGGAGGCCATGGTTGCCGGTGCAGAACAGGGAAGCGCCGAACTGACCCGTTACGAGGCAAAGCTCAAACAAGTTCAGAACGAAGAGAAGAGACGTAAGGCTGCAAGCGCAGAAACGATATTGAAGGATACCAGCAAGTATGGTGTCGACCAGGTGCGTCTGGCTACCCAGCAGATGACGCAGCTGCGTGATGCCATGCAGTCTGGCAGTGCCATGTGGATGCACTATAATAAGCTTGTACAGCAAGGAGAGGCTTATCTGAAGGAATATGCAGATGTCGAGAAGATAGCCAGAGGTGAAGCCATATCGCTTGCTGATGCCCTGAAAGTGTCAGCTAATGCAGGTGGCAAAGGATTTACTGGTACCGACAAACAGCTGAAGCAGGCCGAGGCTGCACTGCAGAAAGCCTTGGAGACAGCGAAGAAGGGTACTGCCGAATGGCAGAAATACAAGGATGCGCTGGACAAGGTGCGTGTTGAGATGAACAACACCGGCATGACCAGTGAGCGTATGCGCCAGATCATCGACAAGCCCGCCAACGCCAAGAACCTGAACGAGCTGTCTGCAGCCGTAAAACGCGCCAAGGCAGAACTTGACCTGATGGCCGGCACCATAGGTAAGAACTCGAAGGAATACGAGATGCTGGCTCAGAGCACCAAGAAGGCGGAGATACAGCTGAAACAACTTCAGGGTCAGGCCAAGGGAACGGCATCTTCATTTGACAAGGCGTGGAGCCGACTGAAGACTTATATCGGACTCTACATGGGTGCTGCTGTCGCTATGCAGAAACTTGCAAGCACCATGGGCGATATCCTGGAGCTCTCCGACAAGATGGGTGAGGTACGTAAGACGACGGGATTTACTGCCGACGAGGTTGGACGACTGAGCAACAACCTTAAAAAGATGGACGTACGTACACCACTTGTCAACCTGATGGAGATTTCTGCTGCTGCCGGTCAGCTGGGTCTGAAGACGCTGGAGGATGTCCAGGGATTTACGGAGGCCGCCAACAAGCTGATGATTGCCCTGCCTGAAATGGGTAAGGAGGCTGCTACGGAGATGATGCGTGTGGCCATTGCGACCGGCGAGGTGGAGAAGATCCGCAAGCAGCTGCAGGAAGGAACGATACAAGGTTCTTCTGCGACGGCTGTTGCCATGGAGAAGATTGCATCTACCATTGACCGTCTGCGTGCCACGAGTGCATCTACGGCACCGGAAATCACGGACTTCGTGAAGCGTGTGGGCGCTGTGGGAGCACAGAGCGGCATAACTATCGACCAGGTCTCTGCCCTCGGTTCTACCATCAGCTCTCTCGGTATGCGTATTGAGATGTCTGCTACGGCACTGTCCCGAATGATTCCTGCCATCAGGAATAACGCATTTGACATAGCACGTGCCATCGGAGTAACACCAAATACCATCCGCGACCTGTTTGATGCAGGCAAGGGTATGGAGGTTATCCTGATGATTCTGCAGCACATGAAGGATGCCAACATGGACGAGGAATCTATCGAGGCCATGATGGGTATGGGCGGCATGCGCGACATTATGAAGGACTTGAACCAGCAGGGTGCCCGTGCAGGTATCGTGTTCGCTGGTCTGTCACAGAATGTCGACGAGCTGCGTCGTCAGCTTGGTGTTGCAAGCCAGGCGTATAAGGAGAATATAGCCATCGAGCAGGAGTTCCAGAAGATGAACGCCACCACTGCAGCTAAGTGGGAGCGCCTGAAGAACCAGATCGAGGAAGGGTTTGTCGGTGACCAGTCGCAGCGTTTCTTCGGGCGTATTATTGACGGACTGCGCTCTATTGCGGACCTTGTATCCAGCGACGGTGTAATCGCAAAGGGACTCAAGACCCTTCTGGTTATGTGGGCCGCTATCAGGATTGGTCTCGGCCAGGCAATCCTTGTAAAACTGCCTAATGCGCTGGCTGCGCTTACAGCTTCTACAGGACGGTTCTTTACCGTAGCCATTACAGGACTCAAGGCTCTGGCATGGCAGATGGGTATCCATAACAGGGTTGTAGCACAAGGTGCTATCGAATGGAAGAAGCTTGATGTCGCCATGAAGCAGAATGTATTCGGAGCCATCACGGCGGCTGTCATATATGCAGCCTATAAGCTATGGGATTTCTACGAGGCCACAAAGGAGACGGCAGCAGAGATCGGCGCTTTCAATCAGAAGCTCAGCGACGAGAAGAAGGCTCTTGACAGTCTGTTTACACCGCTGAAGAACTCCAACCTTGCTCAGGATGAGCGCAGTAGGCTCATATCGGAAATCAACTCCAAATACAGCAAGTATCTCGGTTACATGCTCAGTGAGACCAACAGTGCCATCCAACTGGCAAATGCGCACGAGCTGATAGCCAAGCGTATACGCGAGGAAGCTTATGAGAAGCGTATCCTCGAGCAGGAGAATGCCGTTCGTTCCGAGCATAACAAGGATATCAACGAGGCTTACGGAAATCTGGAGACCAGAGTAAGGGGAGGCGCCAAGACCAATACGGATATCCAGGCCGTGACGGACAGGCTGAAGAGCTTCGCCGACCAGAACGTCAACACCGAATGGCGTACGTTCATGAAGGAAGCCTACAATATGACAAACAGGCTCGTTGCCGACGGAGAGATTGCTGGAAAGGAAGCCAACTCCATCCGCGTCGCACTCTCAGACTATGCGAAGCAGGCAAGAAGCCAGGCAAAGGATATTGCTGTGTCTACTGCCAGTACACGTGCTGACCTGCGTAACACGCAGCGCGCCATACAGGGTGATGTAAACGCCAATCTGAACAATCTCATAGGCATACTGAAGAACTTCGGCCAGAATGCCGTTCCTGCTTCTATCGCTGCAACTGCCGCACCATCCGAACAAGGATTCCTTGGCAAGGGATGGAACAACAGGACAGCCGGAAAAGTGTCTCTTAACTGGCAGGGCAATGCGAACGCCCAGGCAAGCACGGAAATGCCTCTCCCGGGCTGGAAGCCACAGATTAACGAGAAGAATGTGGAACAGGTGAAGGCCTTTGTCAATGCACAGGAGCAGCTTCGCGGATATATCGAGGCTAACGCTAAGAACATCAGCCAGCAGGCTAAGGCCACTGCCGAAGCATACCTTGTCTCAGAGGATGAGATGAAGAGACTGCGTGGCCTGCTGCCGGCTGAGGTCAAAGGCGGCACAGGTGGCGGCAACGGCGGATGGGGTGAAAAGCTCGGAGCCGAGTCCACCAACTATGCAGACATGAACGCCGAGCAGCTGGTTACCCGCCGTAAGCAGATGAAGGACTTTGTCAATGCCATACAGACGGACTCTGACATCAAGAGCGTACTGGCAGAGGATAAGGCCCTCCAGAAGGCTATCGAAGGTGGTATGGCCAGCGATATGCGAACTGTCATCGAGTGGTACAACACCGAACGCCTGAAGATCCAGGACGAGCTGCACGCCCGCCACCTGACGAATACAGGTGACTGGATGGATCCGGCCAAACAGAAGGCCCGCCATAAGCAGTTCAAGGCAGAGCTGCAGGCTTATCTCGAGGAGTTGGATGCCTACTATACCGAGCGCAACCAGAAGATTCAGGACGAGCGTAATAACGAAGACATCACTGAGGGTGAAGCGTGGGTTAGGACAATCAAGAATGAGGCCGAGTGGCACCAGCGTCGGGCCGAGCTTCAGAAGATGTACTCTGACAAGAATGTCGAGGTTGTCAAGGATGAGCAGGAGGCTATACATAAGATTATTGCCGCTCGCACAGGTGACGACGTAAAGTTCATTGAGAAGAGTATTGAGAAGACCAAGCAGTTTGCCCAGATGGTACGCAAGGCAGATCCCAACGGTCGTGGAGAGGCGGAATACCGCAAGTGGGAAGCCGACCTCGGACTGGGTTGGGAACGCGACTACCTGAAGCAGGAGAAGTCCATCGGCAAGCAAGTGAAGTTCATGGCCGACACGCTGGCTAAGGAGCGTCCATTGAACAGTATCGTAGAAGACCTTGAGCTGACATTGTCAAAGATGGGCATCCTTGAGGGCGACGTACCCAAGAAGACCGCATTCCTGCTCGACCAGCTGGAGGATGCCTATACTCTTGGTGTCAAAGAGCTGGTAGACCGTGTCTCTAAGGCTGGCTTTGACGAGTGGGCCAAACAGATAGATGGTGACATCTCTGTGCAGCAGGCATTGATAGCACAGTTGCGAAAGGCTTACGAAGCCGTGCAGGACGCTATCCGTAAAGAGGCTTCACGTATCAAGAAGGATGCTGATATGATGTGGAAGCTTATATTCACGCCTGATGGTAAGAACCTGAAGAAAGAGACGGATATAGCACTGGCGCGCATGGGACTGCAACAGGAGAGCATAGGTCGTGCTAACCAGCTGATTGGTGCCGGCTCCGCCAGTGAGAATATCGCATCCAAGCTTGCCATCAAGCAGCTGCAGCTTCAGCTGAGTATACAGCGCGCACAGTTTGCGTTGATGCGTAAGATAGGTAACGAGAAGGCCGAATATCTGGATAAGCTGGCTGAGCAGTACAGGCTTGAAGGTAAGGTAAGGGATGCCCAGCGTGCAAGTACAGACGCTGAGAACGTGCGTAAGAGTCTGAATCTTGCTATCACCGAGGAAGAGAAGAAGCAGCTGGATCTGACCAACCAGATAGCCAGGGAACAGGAGGAGATACAGAACCGCCTGTATCAGGATTTGAGGGCTTGGTCTGAGCTTTTGTCAAGCAGTCTGCAGCAGGTGTTCGAGGCCTCACATGCAGGCGATGCCGAGTACTACAACGAGCTGGCCAAGCTGAACCTCACAGGAAAGGGCGGCCCCGGTGCCGGTACGTATATCGTCATCGACAATGCCGGTACCAGTAAAGCCACCGCCCACTATGAGCATCTCGACGAGCGCGAGGCTCTGGAACGTGAGCATGAGATAGAGCGTCAGAACGCACAGGCCGAGGCATGGAAGAAACTCTGGGACGACCTGAACAACAAGATGTCCGAGCGGATTACCGACTGGATTAATGCCAGTTTGCAGAACCAGGGTGTCGACGAGAATACGAGGGCGCTCGACCTGAATAAGATTGCCGAGGACCTCAATACCAGTGCCGTCAAGGCCAATACCGAGCGCATCGGCACGCTTACCAATAAGCTGGCTGAAGGTATCAAGATCCAGAAGGATGATACAGGCACGGGTGTAGGAAACGAGTTTGCCAGCGACAAGCTTGCCAACTACGGTTCAGAACCTCAGGTGGAAGGTGTGCCATCAGGTGTAGGTTTCTCTGCGGACAAGGGTGCTAACTATCCTTCTGGGGGACAGCAGAATGACGAGGCGACAAGAGCCAATACGGAGGCTGTCAACGCCCTGACACAGACTCTTGGTGGACAGGTTCCTGAAGGCGCCGACACTGGTAGCGACTTTGCCGCCTCCAAGTCTGCCGACTATGGCTCTGGGCCTGCAGGCGATAACATGGAATCCGGGTCTACGGGTAATTTCGCCTTGGATAAACTGGCTTACTACCAGCAGGTAGGAGAGGCTGCAGGGCAGGCTGCACAGGCAGAGATTGATGCCAGCAATCAGGTAAAGAGTGTTGTCATCAGTAACTCTAATGCACAGACCCAGACGAAGACCGAGAATGCCAAGAAGGAGACCAATGCCTCGAAACAGGCCGATAAGGAGGAGAAGTCGAGCGCACAGAGTAAGTATGCTGCCATGGCTTCTGCCATGAACATGTACGGCATCGCCTATCAGACGATGAGTAACGAGAATATGGACACGACGCAGAAGTTCCTCTCGTTCGCCCTGCAGGCTGCAGGTCAGACGGCCATCGGTATGCTGACCACCAACATGCTTGCTACCGACGCTCAGGGTAAGGTTGAACTCCCTGGTATCCTCGGAAAGGCCGCGTCGCAGTTAGGTCCTATCGCCGGTCCTATCGCCTTTGCTGCCATGACGGCACTTTTAGGCGGTCTGATGGCCGTGGCCATGAGTAAGGTCGGCAAAGCCAAGAGCCAGATCGCGCAGGTAACAGGCGCAAGCGTAGGCGCTGGCCGTCTTGCCACCGGTATGCTCACCTATGCCGAGGGTAACGTCAACGAGTTCACCGACCCGAGCACCCTCACCCCTGGCCGCCACTACAACGTGGACGGTGCCGACGGTAAGACCTACCGTGCCAAGTACATGGGCAAGAACATCCGTACCCACATCACCACGGGTCCTGAGTTCCACCTGACAGGCGAGAAGGGGCGCGAGGCCATCATCGACGCGCACACCACACGCATGATGCAGATGGACGACACCGGTATCTGGCAGTCTATCCAGACGCTCTACAACGGCGGTTCGATGGCCCTGCGCCGTCGCCGTTCGATGAAGCGCGGTATCCCTGCCTTTGCCGACGGCAACCTCGATGAGTTCGAGGATGTAACCGAGATGACCGGCACGTCATCTGCCGACATGACGCAGGTTGTCGGTCTCAAGGACAGTCTCGACCGCCAGAACGCCCTGCTCGAGGAACTCCTCGTCAACGGCGTGAAGGGTCACTTCGATGTTTATGGCAGAGGTGGGCTGGTCGATGCTTACGACACCGGCAAGAAGACCCTGAACAGACACGGTGAGAAGCATTAGCATTCCTATGAATACAGTCCCCGTCATTTGGCTTGGCGGGGGCTGCCATTATTTTTCAGAGTTAAAATTCTTAAAATCGTGGCATGTATGAAATTTATTCTTTATATTTGCACAAAGATTTTACTCTCACGCCGTGAGGCGCTGCATATTTTTTGTTAACATAATTTTTTTCCCCTCTGCGGAGGGGATTATTTTGCCCTTGATTCTACGTGTTAGCCTGATGTATCTTTGCAAAACAAGACAAATACGTGGAGAAATGAACGAAATAGATTTAGTCATTCCCATGGTCTTCCCCGAAGACCCCGAGTGGCAGCAGCAGTACAGCCGCCGCTTCGGCGACTCCAACAACGCCTCCAGGATGTGCCGCTGGCGCTCGTGGGGTACCGAGGAGCTCCTTATCCGCTGCTGCCGTCGCTATATGCCATGGCTGCACCGTATCTATATCCTGCTCTCCGGCGAGGGTCAGATGCAGCCGTGGATGCGCGAGCAGTCCTTCTTCTCCCTGACGGTCGTCTTCCACGGCGACTTCATTCCCAGGGAACACCTGCCTTGCTTCGCCTCGCCGTGCATCGAGATGTTCCTCAAGGATATCCCCGGTCTCTCGGAGCGGTTCATCTATGCCAACGACGACATGTTCCCCCTGTCGCCACTCTCTCCTGAGGACTTCTTCCGCGACGGGCTGCCCTGCCAGCACTACTTCGAGAAGCCGTACCCAGGCGGTGCCAATGTCTTCCACCGCAAGTGCATGTACCAGCAGAACATGGTCGGTCGTCCCTTCGGCATCCGTCACCGCACGGTGCTGCTGCGCAACGGCCATGGCTTCGCCCCTGTCCTGAAGGAGAGCTGCCGTGAGGTATGGCGCCGCCACGGGGAGGAGATCCTGCGCTACCTTTCGCCGCTGAAGCGTACCGACCGCAGCTTTAATCATTACCTCTATACGCTCTACCAGCATTTCGCAGGGCTGGAGGTGGACCATGCGCCGCGCACGCAGCTCATCACCTCCGAGACACCCGTCAGCCTGCTGCCTGCCATCATCCGCGACCACGAGGCGGGTATCGTGTGCTTCCAGGATAACGCGCACACGCAGGACTGGCAGATACGTGCCGCTCTCATCCGCAGGGAGATAGAGGAGAGGTTGAGTGAGGAATGAGGAATGAGGAGTGATTTTTATTTTAATCTCTATATCTATATCAACATGAAGTTAGCAGTAATAGCCATCGGCAGGCGGGAGAACCGCTATGCACGCGAGTGGGTCGGACATTATCTCGATCTGGGTTTCGACCACATCTACATCGCCGACAACAACTACAAGGGCGAGGAGCGCTTTGAGTCCGTCCTTGGGGACTATGTCTCCTCGGGCCGTGTATCCATCCATGACTACCGCGACCAGGACGCGGTGCAGGGCCGTGCCTATACGGAGCTGTACGCCCGCTACGGCGACGGCTACGACTGGGTTGGCTTCTTCGATTTCGACGAGTTCCTCGAGCTGCGACGCACCACTGTCAGGAAGTGGCTCAAGACCTTCGAGTCCACCGATGCCGACTGTGTCATGGTCAACTGGAAGTGCTACGGCGACTGTGGGCTCCTCTATGATGACGGGCGCCGCCTCTCGGAGCGTTTCACCAAGCCCATCAAGAAGGACAAGTGCATCCAGTATGCCTTCCCCGAGAACGAGCAGGTCAAGAGCATCGTCCGCGGACACCTGAAGAACGTGGCTTTCTGGAAGTCGCCCCATTTCCCCGATGCGCCGCGCCACTGCTATACGGCAGCGGGGCAGCCCTGCAGGCCCTCGAGCCACCAGGAGCTCGACTGGTCCGTGGGCTGGATACGCCACTACACCACTAAGACCATCTCGGAGTGGATGCAGAACAAGTGGTCGAAGGGTACGGGCTTCACGCCCCATGAGAACTTCGAGCGGAAATACGGCGATCGCTTCTTCCTGTATAACGAGCGTACGCCTGAGAAGATGGCCTATGTCGGGGCCTTCGAGCGTGCGCGCAAGGATAAGGTGACCGTCTGCATCGTGCATTACAACACGCCGCGTATGACCGAGTGCTGCGTGCGCTCGCTGCAGCGCTCCTCACCCGGGGTGAAGGTGATTATCTTCGACAACTCCGACAAGGCGCCCTTCGTGCCCATGGACGGGGTGGAGGTCATCGACAACACCCACGGACAGATCATCGACTTCAACATGCTGCTGGCCGCCTATCCCACCAAGGTCGACGTGGGTAACGGCTGGGCCAGTGCCAAGCACTGCTTTACCGTCCAGTGGCTCATCAACAAGCGCCGTAACCCTTTTATTCTCATGGACTCGGATGTGCTGGTACGCCAGGACATCACGTCGTTCTGGGACAAGACGCAGACCTTTGTGGGACAGGTCAAGCCGCACACCTCGAAGTGGGGTATCACCGTCGACCGCGTGCTGCCGTTCCTGTGCTTCATCAACGTGCCGCTGGTGAAGGTCAACAACCTCTCGTACTACAACTACCCGAAGATGTGGGCACTCACGCCGCGCAAGCCTGATATCGCCTATGATACCGGCTGCTGGTTCCTCGAGGAGGTACACCGTGCGCGCCTGCCGTACCACCATGTGTCGCTCGAGCCGTTCATCTACCATTTCGGCCATGGCTCGTGGAAGGAGAAGTCGCCCGATGAGTGGCTCCAAGAACATAAAGACCTCTGGACATGATATACCACAGATATGAGGATTTGTCCCAGGCTATCAGCCGTAACCTCTGGAAGGTGCCCGGGGATGTTAGGCTCGTCGTGGGCGTGCCGCGCTCGGGCATGATCGCGGCCCTGATGCTCTCGGAGCTCATGGGCTGCCCTGCGGCCACGCTCGATGAGTTCCTCTTGGGGCGCCAGATGAGCTGCGGTGGCCGAGGCTCCATCATGCGCAGGATGCAGGAGGGTAGGGTGCTGGTGCTCGACGACACGGTCTATGAGGGCAAGGCCATGGGACGCACGCGCGCGCTCATAGAGGCTTCCGGGCGAGGGGAGGGTGTCATCTACGCCTGTGTGTTCGCCGAGGGGCGCGAGGCCAAGGAGAAGGTGGACATCTTCTTCGAGGATATCTACCGGGAGAGTGACGGGCTGCACCTGTATGAGTGGAATATCCTGCACCACTATACGGGCAAGACGGAGAAGAGCATGTGGGATATCGACGGCATCATGTGCAAGGAGCCGCCCAAGGATACGGACCGCGAGGCCTACGAGGCGTACCTGCCCGAGGCTGTGCCGATGGTCATCCCCACGACCAGGATCGGCAGTATCGTCACCTACCGTCTCAAGCAGTACCGTGAGGTGACGGAAGGGTGGCTCCGCCGCTATGGCATCAGCTATGACCATCTGGTGATGTTCGATGCCATCAGCCGGGAGGCGCGTAACTGTACCGAGACGGCAGCACACTACAAGGGACGGCACTATGCGGCAGCCGACTGGGCGCAGCTCTTCTATGAGAGCGACGCGCGTCAGGCGCCTGTCATCGCCAGCATCGCCGGGAAGCCTGTCTACTGCTATGAGGACGGCAGGGTGTACTATTGAGAAAAGAAGAAGAAGACCGCCCATCCATCACGGACAGGCGGTCTCAAACGTTCTTTTTTAAAATTCTCCTATTTCACAGTTCTTGGCGCGAAACCAATTTTCCTATATTGCAAAGTCTGCAAGCTTCTTGGACAGGATAGCCATCTTCTCGCTGATGATCTTGCGGTTCTTTCCGCGAGGCGTAGCCAGGCCTGCCTTGTACTTGCGCATAAGCCCGGGGTTGATACCCATCCACTCGGCCAGTGCGGTGGCATTGAGGAACGGGAAGGTGGCAAACATCGTCGATATGGTATAGACGAAACGCACCTGTGCGTCGGCCCACCATGGGCGCTCGCCCGAGCGCTGTATGCAGTTCTCGGCTTGCTCCTCCATCATCTCAAGGTACTCGCGCTTGACCTCTGTCTCTGTCAGTCCGTTGGCATACACCATCGGTACGTCCTCAGAAAAAGCGCAGTAACCGCCGTCGGAAGCAACTTCGATAATAACGTCTATAACATCCTTATTCATAATTATTCTGATTTTTTCGTTTTTGTCTTAGAGTCGCCCATCGCCGCTATAGCGACGGGCGACCGACTCACGTCCTGTTCTTTTTCCACTGTCTGTAGACCTCCTTCAATCCCGCTTCGTTGAGCATTTTGTTGAGCAACCAGGGGCCAATCTCTTGCGATTCATGGCGTCCTACGGGAATCCAGTGGCGTGAGTCGGGGCTGAAATACTTGTGATGATTTCCGCCCTTTCCTCTTGTCCAGCCTTGGGATTCGAGGAACCTGTAGAACTGTGAAAACTTCATTTGTTTAAAATGATTTAAAAGAACGTTTGTCTTAAAAGACATTGCAAATGTAACGTTTTTGTTTCTATTATGCAAGAAAAGAAACAAAAATGTTTCCTTTATTATATTTATTTAACGGTTCCGGGCTTATTGTCGTCGTGAAGTCCTGCCATTGTCAGGCGATGATAAAGACAAGACCGCCCATCCATCACGGACAGGCGGTCTCAGTCTATTGTTCAAAAAAATATCCGGATCATTAAATTGTGCATGAAACCAATTTTAACCGTGGGCAAAGGTAATACTTATTTCCGAAACCACCAAATAAATCCATGATTATTTTCCTGCCCCGACGACTGCCCTTGATTTTGGCGGGGCGCCTGCTTATTTTTGCAGTAAAAACGATATGCTATGTTCATAACCTCACAGAACGAGATCATACATCTCATGCCTACGGCCAGATGGGACCGTGTGGACCAGCTCAAGAGCTACCTGGAGGAGGAGGAGCGCACGGCGCTCGAGCCGCTTCTGGGCGAGGCGCTGTACCATCACCTGTGTAACGAGTACGTCCGTCTGACGCAGGAGTATGAGGATATCACCGCCGAGACCGTGATACCTATCCACAAGGCCAAGGAGGACGCCAGCCTGCCGCATGCCGACATCACGGCACGCATGGACTCCATCGCCAGCGGTGAGTTCCAGTCTGCCAGCTTCCCCCTGGAGCCTGAGTACAACAGGGAGGTGCCCGAGAAGGACATGCAGACCATCATGCTCATACGCTACTGCCAGCAGATAGAGTTCTACCGCATGCTCTCGCACAAGGCAGGACTGCTGACCGTCTCCTTCAACGAGGGCGGTGGCATGAACGTCGTCTCTGCCGACGGCTATGACGGTGCGGACGAGAAGGCCAAGGACCGCGTGGTCAAGGATGCCTTCATGTCTGCAGGGCGCTCGACGGACTCGCTGCTGCTGTTCCTCGAGGCCGATGCCAAGCATGAGCGCTACTTCACGGACCTGTGGCAGGAGGCTGACGCCTTCTACCTGCATAAGGACCTGCTGTTCCAGACGGCGCGTATCCTGAACGAGTACCTGGACATCAAGGGTGAACGTGCAGCGTATGTGTCGCTGGTGAGGGATATCCGCTTCTGCCAGAACACCTACCTCAAGCCGCGTATCGGCCTGAAGCTCCTGAAGGCTGTCGTGGAGTATGCCAACCTCGGGCTTCCCTGTCCGCCGCCTAACGACGAGGACTCGAGCGACAGCGGGGAGGAGGTGCTGGACAGTGAGGTCTACGATGAGCTCGTCGTCCTGCTGCGTACCGCGCTGGGTTTCTATGTCGAGAGCCGCAAGATGACCATAGGCCCCAAGGAGGAGCGCATGGCACGCCGCGACTCGATGACGGATGCCCAGCAGGCCATGGCCGCTGCCTGTGAGTTCGTGGCCGAGCACCTCGACGCCCTGGGCGAGGCAGTCATAGACACGCCTATATATAAGGAGGTGCGCGCACGTGAGGCCAAGGAGAGATGGGAGCGCGAGCACCGCGAGCAGGCCGAGGAGCGACGCCACCGCAAGGCTTTGCACGACGGCCGCAAGAAGCTGTTCACGGCCTTCCCGGCGACCCACCGTAACCCCGAGACGAAGTGATGCCCTTGATGGCCAGACGGTTATAATGTAATTTTGCAGTAGACAACAACACAAAAACATCAATGATATGAATGTATCTCTGTTACGAATCATGAACAACAAGGTCTGGGACTTCCGCCCCGACCTTGCTCAGAACTATGCCAATGCCCTGAAGAATGCCGTAGAGCTGCATCTGGGAGACGACATAGAGAAGCAGCATGGCTACTTCCTATCGAAGAAAGGCTATCAGAAAGACGGCAAGACCCTCGGCGCCTGTTTCGAGGACAAGCTGTATGTAGGTAATATCTACCGTGTGGAGAACCATCTGTACTGGAACGACGAGCAGCTGCAGGACGATGACGAGATCATCGACGTGGTCGTCGTCGACGGTCCTGTCACCCGCGACGGTGACGGATGCTCGTACGGCACGAAGGATTTCCGCGACCAGGTGATGTATGCCAACACCATCCCACAGGTGGTAGGCCACATCTTTGTCATCAACACCCCCGGCGGACAGTCTTCATGCCGTAACGACTACGAGATGATGATTGCCGACTGCCGCGAGAAGGGCAAGCCTACCGTGGCTTTCGTCGACGGCATGTGCTGCTCGAGCGGTGTGAACCTCGCTTCGCGCTGCGACCGCGTCATCGTCATGAACCCCAAGGACGAGTTCGGCTGCATCGGCTCGATGGCTGCCTTCTGGGCTGTGGCCCATGACACCGTCGACAAGGACGGCTACCGCTATGTGGAGCTCGTCGGCGACCAGTGCCAGGACAAGAACGCCTGGTGGCGCGAGGCTGCCAAGGGCGAGTACGAGAAGCTGCAGGAGGAGCTGAACAAGGATACGGCGGACTTCCACCAGAGCGTACGCGAGAACCGTCCGCTGGTCAGCGACGACATGCTCACAGGTAAGGTCTTCGAGGCACAGGAGGTCATCCCGGCCCTCGTGGACGAGATCGGCGATATGGACCGCGCCATCGAGGCTGTCTTCGAGCTGGCAGACGAGACGCTCACAGCAGCCCGCTTCATGACTGCCGAGCCTAAGGGCGAGGGTAATCCTGCTCCTGCCCAGGAGCCGCAGGAGCTTGCCAAGCTCAACGAGCAGCAGAGAGCCAAGCTGGCTTCCGATGCCTCCAAGGGTAACCTCGTGATGGCCGAGGACGGTCATGTGACGGAGGAGAAACCGGGATTCTTTGGTCCACAGACTGTAGAAGTAGCAACCCCTAAAAACGATGAGAATATGACAGACGAAGAGAAGAAGGCCCAGGAGGCTCAGGCAGCCCAGGCCGCACAGGAACCCGCTGCAGAGCCCGCACAGGAGCCCGCAGCACAGCCAGCAGCAGAACCAGCACAGGCAGAGCCCGCCGCTGAACCCGCTGCCGAGCCAGCAGCTGAACCCGCACAGGGAGAGCCAGCAGCAGAACCCGCAGCAGAGCCAGCCGCACAGGAGCCCGCTGCAGAGCCTGCACAGGAGGAGCCAGCAGCAGAACCAGCAGCAGAACCAGCACAGGCAGAGCCCGCCGCCGAACCCGCTGCCCAGCCAGCCGCTGAACCCGCACAGGAGGAGCCCGCTGCCCAGCCCGCAGCAGAGCCTGCCGCAGAACCCGCCGCCCAGCCCGCAGCCGAGCCAGAGCCATCTCAGCAGGCTGTCGAGGATGCAAAGGCTGAGATCGACAAGATTCAGGAGACTCTGCACACGGCAGAGCAGACCATCGCCGAGCGCGACAAGACTATCGTCGAGCGCGACAAGGCCATCGAGGAGAAGGACAAGGCCATCGAGGAGAAGGACAAGGAGATTGAAGCTCTGAAGAAGAAGGTCGCTGACCTGCAGGCCGAGGTCAAGGAGATGGCCGAGAAGCCAGCTCACATGATCAACTCGGAGGCAGGCATCCCAGCCGGAAACGGTACGGGTGACGCGCCTAAGCAGAACAAGCACCTGCGCATCAAGCGTGGCATGAGCTATGAGCAGATTCTCGAGTCTTTGAAGGAGGAGTAGAATCCTGCCCTTGATGCCAACGGTGTTTTTCAGTAATTTTGCAGTATAGAAAAGTAAACAAAGTATTCACCCTTTAACACAAGAACAGATTATGGCTTACGCACTTAGCATTAACCAGATCCAGACCGTCAAAGAGACGATCCATCCAGAGCTTGTGGCCAAGGCCAGCTTGCTCACCGACAACATGTTCGCCGACCTGGGTATGAAGGTTACTACAGACGTTGAGAACATCGACGTGTGCTACATCTTCAACCGTAAGGGTCTTCAGGCTCGTGCCTACGTAGTAGGTAACGTGAAGAGCTCACAGCTCGGCAAGTTCGTAGACAACCCAGCCAAGCTGGAGAAGTACTACCTGCACACAGAGGACAGCATCGAGCGCTACACAGAGAAGGGTCCTTTCCAGGACACTAACGTTGTGGAGAGTGCCGAGCACACCGTCTTCCTGCTGAACCAGCTCGGCGGCAACACCGCAGAGAGCGTACGTGCAAACGTATTCTTCGGCAACAAGGCCAACCGCAACCTCGAGGAGACTCCCGAGAACGCAGTCAAGCTGGGCCTGTCGCTCTTCAACGGCTTCTACACCATCATCGCTATGAAGCGCTCTGACGGTACTATCTCTAAGATCAACGGTAACCTCATCGAGACCGGCGACATTACAGGTCTGACCGCCAAGCAGGTTTACGACCTGCTCGTAAACTTCTACGGTGGTCTGTCAGCAGCCCTGAAGGGTGCCGACAAGCTGTACATCTACGCCTCTGACCAGTTCTGCCGTCTGGCAGTGAAGGGTTACATGGAGACCTTCCCACAGATCGCTCCTACCGTGCTGAACGCAGGCTGGAGGTTCGCCGAGATGCCTAACGTAGAGCTCAAGACCTCTCCTGCCATGGGTAAGGGCGGCCAGCTCATCGCTTCGGTACAGGACAACCTCGAGTTCATCTGCTCGGACCGCGAGCAGGATGCCATGATCTCTATCGGTCAGGTATCTAAGGACCTGCGCGTCATCGACTACCAGGCCAACGGTCGTGCCTGCGTACGTATTCGCGACTACGCTCCTGAGGCATTCGCAGTGAACGACGCAGTGAACACTCCTATGGAGCTTCCTGCAGGCCAGTACATCGCAGACGTGTTCACCCTGGAGTCAAGCGACACCACAGAGGGTACCGTCGAGATCGTCAACGGCCAGAAGGACCTCTACGAGGATGGTGACATCCTGACCGTAAAGGCCACTCCAAAGGAGGGCTTCGTATTCGCAGGCTGGAGCAACGGTTCTTACGAGAACCCATATCCATACACCTTCCCAGGTGGCGTGGTTAAGCTCGTGGCTATGTTCGACGAGAAGTCTTCGAGCGACTAAACGATACAGGCTATGGCAGGCGGCTCCTGGCAGTCCACTGACAAGATGCCGCCTGCAGTAGCTTAGTTCATCATTTAACAAAGAGGATTAACACAAAAACAAATACGATTATGCCACTTTCATGTATCCCCAAATCAGTTCTCTCTTCGGCTAACTGCCAGGAGAACCCTGCAGGTCTGTCGAACTACCTGTTCGCCGTTCCTGTAGACAGCGATCACATCAGTTCAATCGTCCCCAACGACGAGAAGAACCAGTACGATATTACTCCTGCCGCAGGCGCAAGCGCCGCTCTGAAGGGTATCCGTATCGACTACAAGTCTCAGACTGGTCAGTACACCTCAGAGGACAACGGTACCGGTAAGGGTTGGAGCTCCAGCGGCACAGGCCGTGTCGAGCTCAACGAGGACGGTATGGCTCACACCAGCCGTGTCCTGCACAACTCGGACAAGTACCTGTACTTCCTGGCAACAGGTAAGAAGGTAGACGGCAAGAGCGAGTTCATCGTCATCGGTAACGAGAACGGTGAGGCAGAGTGGGCTGTTGCTGCAGACTCTGGTACTGCACGTAACGACGACCACGGCCAGACCTTTACCGTTACCTGCGCCTACCAGCTCTACCCAACCACCAAGTGGTACGGTAACATCGAGATGGAGGACGACAGCGAGTAAGCAGGTCTCCGCTTTATTCATCATAGTTGAAGGCTCGGGCTCCCCACAAGAAGGGCCTGGGCCTTTCTTATTTCAACACATAGAGTTATGCACATCATAGAACCATGCTGCGCGGCCCGTCACCTCAGACAGCTGCGCGACCTATTAGGCGAGAGCGGAACGAAGCAGTTCGAGGGGTATGACGACATGAGCCTCACGGAGCTGCTGCCGGCCCTGCTGGGACGCTACTCCGAGACGCGTATGCTCATTGCCGTGCCGTATATCCCCGACCAGGCTGCAGAGGCTATCGCGTGGACGATGCGCAAGCAGCTGGCGCGTATGGACGGAAAGGGTAAGATGGACGTGGTCAGCCACCTGACGCTCCTGGCCGACTTCTCTGAGGACAAGTCGCCTGCGGCTTCCGCGTGGGAGAAGGAGAATCCCTTCGCAGGGCGGATGGAGATCCGCGACTGCCAGCAGAGCGAGACGGTCATTCTTCTGCCAGACCTGGCCATTATCGGTCCGGTGAACCTGCGCTACGGCAGGCATTTCACGGCTACCATCACCGCTGACAAGGGTCAGATCGAGGAGCTGTGGGAGAAATTCAGACGGATGTGGACCGGTAAGAGAGGCCCTCTCGGGACTGCAGCGCCCAAGACCAGAAACAGGAAACGTGCCGCCAGGAAGGCTGCCAAGGGATGCCCTTGATTTCGGTTCGGCTTTCATGTATATTGCAAGAAAAAAGACAATGAGATATCCAGGCGACTATAAGTTTCAGGTTACGGCTTCTCAGGAGGACTTCGATCTTCATGAGGATAGCTGGGAGATCCACATCAAGAACCAGCGCGGGCTTACCAAGTACCGTCTCCCGAAAGGCGACTGCTTCTGGGACAGCGACGGCAATTACTATTTTGCGCTGGAGAACCTGCGCCCAGGTATCTACTACGCCTACTTCTACGGCTCGTACGAGGACGAGGACTACGACGACCAGCGTCGCCGCTTCTCCGACATCCAGAAGCTCATAGAGATAGGCCTGTGTCCCTCTCGCACACGCGGCTGCAAGTGCAAGCACGTGGTGCAGTACCAGGAGGTCACCACCGTCTCCATCGACGGCGACGACTACCTGTGCGGCAAGGACGGCAAGTATATCCTGACTTCCGACGGCAAGAGGATCTGTTTCAAGTCAGAAAAACGTAAACAAATAGACGATATGGGAAAAGTAGTATTGGATACGATGACCGGCGACGAGTTCAAGCAGTTCGTCGAGGGTAAGAACCCGGACGGCAGGATTGACACCCTTCCGGAGATGCTGGATGCGGCAAGGGGCATCAGCGACGACACCACCATCAAGGAGGATGTCGACGAGCAGATCAACGAGCAGCTCGAGGAGCAGGCAGCTACCGACGAGGATATCGACGAGATGTTCAGCGAGACGTGATTTCATTTTCATCTAAATATCACAACCTATGAAGAAGAACAGCAACGAGTACGAGATCCTCATGGACGGCAAGGGGGATTTCTTTTTCGGCAGACAGCTGAAAAGCGGAGAAATGAGTGCCGACAGTGTGAAGATAGAGGGCGAACATATCATCAAGCTTATCGCCGCCTTCTTCGAGATTCACTGCAAGAAGGAGAATACGGACACGCTTCTGATACAGAACCCGACGGGTCTTATCGTCATCAAGCAGGTGACCGTCAAGCAGCTTGAGCAGACCTTTAGCCAGAAGAAGGCTGAGCTCAACGTGCCTGTACGCAAGAGAACCAGGAAGACAACTAAAACTCGTGATAATTAACAATATTGTTTAACACAAAAACTTCATGCGAAATGGGAACATCTCCTACAAATCCAAATCGCGTCGTTAAGGTCGCCCAGCTTAACCGCTTCAAGGGTAATCTCGATGCGCTGTTCCAGACCAAGGCTCTCTCAGAGGCCATCTCTGGACTTAACGCCAGCACCGTAGAGGGTGCACTGGCTGAGTTGCTCGGCAAGATCACCTCTCTGCCAAGCGCCATCATCCCCAAGGGCACACGCTCGTTCTCACAGCTGGATCCAAGCACCGACCTCGTAGAGGGCTGCCTGGGCTTCATGTGGAACATCAGTGATGCCTTCGTGACCACCTCTGACTTCGTCGAGGGCGCAGGCCACAATATCCCCAAGGGTGCGAACGTCTATGTAGCCAATCCTTCTACAGGTGTCTACAAGTACGACGTATTCCAGGGTGATATCGACCTGTCTGGCTACAAGCCAAAGCAGACCGCCGTAACAGATCCTTCTGCCAGCGGCACAGCCCTGGAGTTCATCAGCAGTATCTCTCAGGACGAGAACGGTGTGATCACTCCTCTGAAGAAGACCGTTGCCGACGTTGTCGCCTCTGAGTCTGGTCAGGGTGGCTCACACGGTCTGATGACCGCCGCACAGGCTGAGAAGCTGGCTGCCCTGCCAACTAACTCTGAGCTACAGACAGCTCTGGGCGGAAAGGCCGACAAGGACACCGACGCCGTAGAGGGCCACATCGCCGAGTTCGACGACAATGGTAACCCCATTGACTCTGGTCATGCTCTGTCTGAGTACAAGACCAAGCAGAGCGCCGTTACAGATCCTTCTGCCGACGGTTCCGGTGTCACCTTCATCGACAGCATCACCCAGGACACCAACGGTGTGATCACGCCTCACAAGAAGAGCGTGCAGAACGCCAGCGGCTCTCAGGCTGGTCTGATGTCTGCCGCACACTACAGCAAGCTCGATGCCATCGAGTATGCTACTGACGAGGACATCGACGAGATGTTCGACGACAGCTCTTCTGACTGACCTTTAGCCAGATAGGCGGGTAGGGGTTCGACTCCCCTTCCCGCTACTCATAACATTAAAAACCAAGAGATATGGTCAAAACTTCAACTCATCCTAACCGCACGGTGCGTGTTAAGGACCTGAACCGCTTCAAGCGGAATCTCGACACTGCAGAGTCGCAGAAGCTGCAGGATGTCGGCTATGACACCACAGAGAAGAAGCTCACCAAGACCGTCGGTGAGACTGTCGAGGATATCGCCACTGCCAAGAAGATCGCCACAGACGGCATGGACGGCATGCAGGTCGTCCTTACGACCACCACAGAGGGTAGCGACACCATCAAGACATTTACCATCAGCTAATATTTCTATATGAACAAAGTCTGTGTATATGCCATCTGCAAGAACGAGAAGCATTTCGTGGAGCGCTGGCTGGACTCCATGCAGGAAGCCGACTATATCGTCGTACTCGATACGGGCTCAGACGACGGCACCTACGAAGCCCTGAAGGCCGACAAGCGCGTCACACGCTGCGAGCATCAGGTCATCAAGCCATGGCGCTTCGACGTGGCACGTAACGAATCCATGAAGCTCATCCCCGAGGATGCGAACATCCTGATATGTACCGACCTGGACGAGATACTGCAGCCGGGCTGGGCACAGCCCCTGCGCGAGAAATGGGTCGACGGCTTCCATATCCGCGGCCACTACAAGTACATCTGGAGCCATACCGAGACGGGCGAGCCGGGACGTATCTTCGTCTATGACAAAATCCACGACCGCCACTGGAAGTGGGCCTACCCCGTCCATGAGATGCTTATCGACACCCGCGACCGTGGGGACGTGTACCTCAGGGAGCATACCGTCAACCTCTGGGACGATATCACGCTGGAGCATTTCCCGGACAACACGAAGTCCAGGGGGACGTACCTGCCGCTGCTGGAGCTGAGAGCCAAGGAGAACCCCGACGACTACTACGGCCTGTTCTACCTCTCGCACGAGTATAACTACCGTGGCATGTACGACAAGTCCATCGCCATCCTGGAGAAGATCGTGTCCGAGTACAAGCATAAGTATTCGACTACGGAGCTGGCTGCCGCCTACCTCTTCCTCGGCGATGACTACCGTGCCCTTGAAGATAAGCAGAAAGCATTGTATTTTTACAACATGGGAATCAGCACGGAGCCGACCTACCGTGAGTGCTATCTCAACGCCGCCGAGGTCTATAACGAGCTGCAGATGTACGAGGCAGCCGTGGCCTATGTCAGGATGGCGGAGAAGAAGACCTACAGGCACTATGTGTGGGTGGAGCGCGACAGCAGCTACAAGGGACAGCCTGGTGACATCATGGCCATCGCCCTGTACTACCTCGCCATTCAGGAGCAGGATCCTCAGAAGAAGGACGAGCTCCTGACCGAGGCCGCTGTTAGGATGGACTCAGCACTGAGCTATGCGCCTCACGACGACCGCCTGCGGTTCAACCAGAGATTCATCACAAAAGCAATAATACAACTTAGATAAGACTATGGCCGACAAGAAGGTTTTCGATTTCCAGGGCGAGATCAGACAAGAAGGAGTGCCCGTCATCGGTGCAGGACCCATGGGCCCGACCGGTGCTACCGGTGCGACTGGTCCCACAGGACCTACAGGCGCGACGGGTGAGACAGGCTCGACAGGCCCTACTGGCCCTACGGGTGCCACAGGTAACATGGGTAGCACAGGTCCGACCGGTCCTACAGGTGCGACGGGAGAGACGGGTGAGACCGGTGCCACTGGTCCTACCGGTCCTACGGGCGCGACAGGTGACACAGGTGCTACAGGCCCTACAGGCCCAACAGGTGCAACGGGCGGTACTGGAGGTACAGGCCCCACTGGTCCTACAGGCGCCACGGGCGGCACGGGTGCAACCGGACCTACCGGCCCGACTGGCGCTACTGGAGGCACTGGTCCTACAGGCCCGACGGGTGCGTCAGGTAGCAACGGTACATCGGCTGCCTGGTTCACGGGTACAGCCGTCACGGGTACGGGTACGGGTATCAGCGCGACTGTCAGCGGCTCCAAGGCTGGTGACATGTATCTGAACACCTCGAACTCTAACGTCTATATCGCCACAGCTGCCAACAAGTGGGATTACAAATGTAACATTAAGGGTGGCACTGGTGGAACGGGTAACACCGGTCCTACTGGTCCGACAGGTGCGACGGGTGGTACTGGAGGCACTGGACCTACTGGTCCTACAGGAGCAACAGGCGGCACGGGCGCAACCGGCCCTACAGGCCCTACAGGTGCTACTGGAGGTACAGGAGGCACTGGTCCTACCGGCCCAACAGGTGCGTCAGGAAGCAACGGTACGTCAGCATCGTGGTTCACAGGAACTGCCGTGACTGGTACCGGCACTAATATCAGCGCGACGGTGGCTGGCTCCAAGGCAGGTGACATGTACCTGAACACCTCGAACTCTAACGTATATATCGCCACAGCTGCGAACAAATGGGACTACAAGTGCAACATCAAGGGTGGCACAGGTGGAACT